AATGGAGCCTGTATCCTGAACCACCGAGTGCCCTTCTGGTACGACAGCACTCTAATCGGGACATGTTTAACCATGCCACTACCAGGTGCCGCAGCGGCAACAGTGTTGCTGGTGGAACATTCAAACTCCAGAAAGAGACCATACGAGCTTCTCTGCGCTCTGGCTGCGGGCGTGGTCGAGGTGAACATGAACCCGATTGGTGGATACATGTCAGGAATCTCTTCCCATCGACCAATGACGCCGAAATGCGTATTCGCAGCAACGCTGGTAATGGTCGTAATATCCCAAATAGCTAGTGTCATGCTGGCACCTCCCCGGACTCGTCTAATGCCCTGTAGTACAAGATCAACCTCTTGATCGGATATGCTATGGTCGGTGTACACGTAAGGTTCGCATCGATGAGACCCGATCCCGCAGCAGCCTGACTACCGATGATGAACCAGCGAGTGCCTTTCTGATAAGCTCGGACACGCATTGGTCGGAAATGTGGCATGCCCATTGCCTTACTACCAGCCATGGCAGCACTAGTTGTTCCCACGTACTCGACAAACAGACCATATGTACTTAGCTGTGCCCTAGCAGCAGGCGTAGTCGAAGTAAACATGAATCCGATTGGCGGGAACATATCCGGGATCTCTTCCCATCTGGCAGAAATGCCGAAGTGAAGATTCAAAGCATTACTGGTAATAGTCGTAATATCCCAGATAGCGAGCGTCATGGTCACGCACCTTTGATCTTGAAGTGCTTCCCCCAGATACCAATCAAGAAGCCGAGGTTAGTTGCAGACCACGCCGGAATTGCAGTACCATCATCCCTTGCCTGGATAGCAATCGTTTCATTCCATCCCCAGATTGGCCTGGGCATCTGGAACGGACCATACCTGTGATCGGCCACCAAGCCGCGATCCCTGGGCATGAGTATCGTGTTAATGTCCGGGTCCACGCGGTACACCGTTTCGAACGGGCGACCGGCTTGCCAGAACCTGACATCATGCAGATTCGGATGGGACAAGATACCAGCATACTCGATCTTGTAAGCCTCAAACTTTCCAGGATTCCACTTGAAATGCTGTTCATTGTTCACGACTCTGTTTCCTTCCTGGGTCAACTCGAACCACTGGTTAGGAGTCGTGGTGAAAGCGTTTTGGCTGTACTGGATAAAGTTCTCAACATACGGCTTATCCACGTCATTGCCACCCAGAAGCGTGTTCCAATCCTCAAGCTTGAATGCGCCGCTCTCAGGCGTGAGCTTGGTGAAGGACTGCATTGGCATTACGTCGGAAGTCTCGACATCACCGATATCGAACTGCTGAACAACCTGGTTGTTGTTGTTCAAGAATCCGTTGCGCTGAAGCACTTCCAACAGCTTCGGCTCCCCCTTGACCTTGCAGTAGTGGACACGCACACGCATATTCTGCGTAATGTTCGCCACACCGCCTTCGGCTGCTGGCGGGAAATTGACCTCTATTGCCAACTTCTCTCCATTGCCCACCTTCGGGCAGCAGGACCATGGCATAGACCCTGCGGCCAGGCCACCTGGCGCGAGAATCGACCTACCCAGGTTAATACACGTAGATCCATCACGCATTTGTGGTGCGCAATTGGATTCACCCAGGATCATAGCTGGCGCGTTCAACTCGTTAAACGTGATATTCTCATTCTCTTTACCATCGATAATCAGTCGCACAGACTTGATCTTATCTCTAAGACCTAGCGTATTCGGCCCGATTACCTCGACTCCTTCAATATCTAGCACCTCGTCGTTAGCGAGCACGTAATCCGTGGTACTTGTCTGGTTCTCGGCTTGCCAACCATAGTTAGCAGTTCCGCCAGTTCGCACCTGAGATCCCGCAGTCGAAGGCGACAGGGTAAAATTAAAGTAGAAGTCAACAAAGCCCCTTCTAAATGCACCCATATCTTTTCAACCTCACGATACAGTTTTATGTTTACATTCTAACACGGTTAGTATTTAAATAAGATACAGTATCATACGATAAGTATTTATAACAATAAGAATACAATAACACTATGATGAAAAACATTAAACATGTATATGCAACTATACCTGAAGAAGACGCGTGGGCATTCAAAGAAAGAGTAACTGAATACCGAATAAAAGGGGGAATAAATGGAGTACTAAAACCATACATACAAGAATGGATGCAATTACATCCAAAGAAACAAAGCCTGAAAAAAAGTAGCGCGGATTGAAAAACATGATAATACAACTAAGCCAAGGAAAACATACAGTTGTGGACGAAATTGATTCGGATTTAGCAATAGTTAAATGGTGTACAGTGAAAAAGGGATCGGAATCTAACAGATTATGGTATGCGACAAGACATGAACGTAATGAAAATAACAAACGAATAAATGTGTTTATACACAGATTAATACTAGAAAGAATAATAAAACGGAAACTGACACAATACGAAGAAACTGATCACATCAATCACGATGGGTTGGATAACAGAAGATGCAATATAAGAATAGCAACCACAAGCGAAAATCACAGAAACACGCGAAAACCAAGCATACAAAAAACAAGTAAATACAGAGGAGTGTCATTATGCAAAACATCAAATAAATGGAGAGCATTAATATATATACAACGAAAAAAGATATCAATAGGCAATTTCATAAACGAAATAGATGCTGCTATAGCATATGACAATGCAGCAAGAAAAATACACGGTGAATACTGTTCAACAAACTTCCAATAAGAAAAGCTCGGCGGACTGAGTCCTCGCGAAGCGAGGACTCAGTCTGCTGAAGATGGTCTTTGAAATTGTTGTGGTACATCTTTCGCACGAGCTTCTGGATGTGCTTTCATATAAGCATTAGCAGAATCTAGTTTAACTGTAATAATTCTCCCGCCAGAACTACCACCGCCATTACTTTCACCAATATCCATTTGCACTTTAACTGGCTTAGGAGGCACATAAACCGGAGGTTGAACAGAACGTTTAGGAGGATAATCTACTGGTGGTTTCCAAGGCGATGGCAAAATCATTGTATCGCGTGGTGCTACTGCTAATATCGGATACACAGCATTGGCTCTATCGGCAAATGACCACTTTATAGCATATTGAAACATCGTCTCCTTACCATCTAGAGAACGCTTTGTTGTAGCAAGAAACCCAGATCGAGCTTCGGTAGGTGTTATGCCAAACCGTTGCTCTACATATGTTCTAAAATCTTTTGGCATTGTGAGTATATCATATGCCATCTCACTAGCTTTTACAATTTTTATAGGTAATAATAATGGTGCCGATCGCGGAGTTATCATCTCACCAACAATATCAGCACGAACCTCTGAACCAGCAGACATAACTTTGAGTCTTACTTTGTTCATGTTCTGCAATTCCGTGATATTGTTCTTGGTAAGTTCTGACAACTTAGTAATCGTGCTTTTACCTTCATCCATTAAAATTTTCTTATTACTGTCGAGCTGTGCCATCAAGTTGTTTAGATGTGCTTTCTGTTGTGGTGTGTTTATCTCCGTAGATTTTAATGCAGAGATATCAGAGTCGAATCTTGTGAGTAACGTATTCATGTTGTTAGTGACATGTGCAATCGCTGCGCGACCACTATCAGAAATGGCCTTTATCTGCGGAGCTATGGAGAATGCGGAGGATGCTACCGTTAGCTTATCAAGGTTAGTTTGCAGATTCAGTATCGCATTCACATTAGTCTTAATTTGATTGTTCGTCGCACCTGGTGTCAATGTACCCAACACAGTTTTCAACGTATCGTTTATCTTTATGGCCTCGGACGAGGTAGATTTCAACGTTGCTTTCAGTATATTGTCCTGAGCTTGTATATGCGTAGTGATAACATTTTTGCTTATCGTGTTTAGCATATTGTTGACATCTGCTATCAGTTTATTTGGATCAGTTTTCAATTTCACTGCTGTCGGAATGGTGTATTTAGAAATTTGTAGTGTTGGCATCTTGGTGATATTGATTGGTTTTGTTGACGGGGTATAATTGTAGGTCGTTTTGGGTGTTATGCCTGGAACTGTGAAACCGAGTTTTCCTGGTGTTACATTAGTCGACTGTTTAAAAGTTATCGGTGCATATGTCGTTGGTTTAAAAAATTGAGATACCATATCATTTCCTCCGCTGTTGTTCTTCTCTTATGGCATTCTCAGCAGCTCGTCTCAGTTCCTCATCAAGTTCTTTCTGTTTCCTGGATAACTCAGTTTCGGACATCATAAATCACCTAGCACACAAATCGCAAATCTTAGCAAGCTTCGTCTTCAACTTGCCCATAGCCTCGATGGAGCATGAGCGCTTATTGTCATCCATCACGATCCAACCCTTCTTCACGAGCCATGCTACGCATGTCGCTACCGTGGCGAGGTCCAGACCTGTGAGCTTAACGATCTCGGCATTGCTCCTACACGTATTCGTGGCATCATAAACCTTATCGACCTGACTCATGGTGGGTTCACCCTTAAGCGCAGACGCCGAAGGCGTCTGCGCTGATGCAGACGCAGAGAGACCCTTGGAGAACGTGCCACCCGCAAGCGACGGAAGTACCGTGGTCTCACCAATGCCTATGTCGCCAGATGAAATTTCACCGGGCGTGGGAACTGCACCAAACCCGCCACCAGACACTTCAGCCGATGGAACGACGCCAGAATCAAATACATTTGATGCCAAATTAGCCAGCACCTCGCCTGAATCACCAGACAACGGTGATGGAACCTTTGAGCCAAACGATGGCAACTCAATCTCTTCTTCAACCATAACATTCCTCACGATTCAAACTTGATAAGCGTTGATATCTTAGAACCAAAGTTGTACCCAGTAACCGGATCAACCTTGGGGATACTGACTGACATGCTAATCATGCGTTTCTCGCCAGGCAATAACGACGACACCTGCACAGAAGAGCTAGTGATAGACTTTTGATACTGATCCTTAACCTTCAGAGACACCTTCCCCTGCCACAGCACCTTGCCAATGTTCTCGATCTCGAACCCAAACGAGTTAACGTCATCGAAAACGATGCCGTTAACTGGTTTGTGCCCCACGCCAGTGAACCGGACGATAGGCCGGTTGTACACGAATGACCGCAGCACCCCGGACAATGCGATTTTTATCGCATTGTCTGCCGCGGTGAACTCGTCCATCGAATCCTGTGACACCTTATCGACATCTGCGGCCACCGTGTCCATGAAGATCGTCATCAAGCTCTTGTAGCTAACACCTGAAATCGTAAACGTACCTGATGTGCCAAGCGTGAAACTGTCACCTCCATTAGCCACTACCGTGAAGATTGCCCCTGTACCTATCCCAGTGCTCTTGAGCACCAGAGCGCCAGCATCAACACCCAAATACCGACCACTTACATGCTTGTAAGCGAACTTGCCACTGCCGAGGTCAACGACTGTGAACATAGTCTTGTACGACAACTCGTCGAATAATGCAACCGCAGGGAGACTGAAGCTGCATACGTTCTTTCCGGTGGAATCCATTGAGCACACAACCGGAGAGATGCCCAAGTACTTGCCAGACGCATTCTTGATCGACACCAACGTCCTGGCAGTCGCGACGGCGGTCGCACCTGCGTAGCGGAAATACTGCAAGTTGAACGTAGGATCAGCTATGTAAGAGCTGTTGAGAGCGAAGTTAAAATCTTCATAAGCCTGGTTAAGAGCATTCGAGTAGTCGAGGTTCGCATTCGCAACCATCGTGTTGTACCCAACCGTGCCCTCGGACACGATGTTCTCAAGCGTCATCGTCGCCGCTTCCTTGGTCTCAGAAAGCAACGTTAGGAAATCCTGGCTGTACGCGACAGCGCCCACAGGATGCTCAGTGAAGTATGCATTAGCCGCTGGCAACCCAAGCGCAAACTTCTCTTCATAAAAAGTCCGAGCAGAAGCAAAATCACTGATGTACTTAGCCTTTGCCGCGTTAACGGCATTCTGGAACGCGGTAAGCAATCCGGCGAGAAACGGACCAGACTCGGTAACCTTAGCAACTGGCATCAGCCACCACCAGCCGTAGGTATCAACCGCGCACGCAGATCACCAGGCGGGCCATAGGGGAACAACGTGCCAAAAGGCACATCAACGGTTATCATCACAGTCTCCCCCGCTCCGACCATCGGCGCGATGGTCGGCGTAGGGTCGTACACGTACACCTTGTTACTCGAATCAATGAACTTCCACCCAAACCATCCATGCCACGCAACCTTTCCAACATTCTTGACCTCAACACCAAGACGACTCGTGCCCGACCAGTTGATAACCGGGATCGAAAACTTGCCTGTCAACCGTACAATAGGCCGTCCCATTATATAATCATTTATCTTTTTGTAAGCAGCAACGCGAACATCATACACCTTCTGCTTGAATGCAAGGTTCGCAGATTCGATAAACGTCTCAAGCTGCCTTATCTTACCCCCCGCGTAGCCGTTGACTTCGTCAACGGCTGAGGTGACGTAGGCACGGTTGTCAACAGTATCCGGGTACGAGCCGATAGTGTTACTGAACTCAGTGAACGCAGAGGACAAACGGCTATCCGCCAGGCTAGGCTCACCTTCGAGCCAGTAGCTTGAGATACCATTGAACACGGTTTCCGCAGCCGCAACACCATCATCCACAACCTTCACACCATCAGAGCTGATGGTGCGAATTTGGTTTCGAAAATTCGGTGAATCCATGAAACTTATCGATACCACCTGCGCAGTGTACGAGTCAACGAGCAAAGGAACTCGGGCGAGCACCGGATCAACCTGTGCAGTCACCTTCGCATTCATGTCATTAGCAATAGTCGAATCAATGAACAAGTCCACCGCAGCCTTATACACCCGCTTGGCCGAGTCCACCCGAACACGCAACGCACCAGATCCTGCCACAATCAACGCCGCCGCAGCGGCGTTGACTGCCACAATCAACGCCGCAGTAGCGGCGTTGAGTGCCTGGGAGAGTGCAGTGACCGATGACGTGAGCAATGTGCCCCACGAGGCAAAAGCATCAGTTACCTTTTTGGTAACTGATGAGCTGGCGGCATCAATCTCAGCCTGTGTCTGACACCCGGCAGCGTTAATCGACCCAAGTACCCGAGATTGTGACTCGGTCACAATCCTGGTGTACCTGGCAGTGGCCTCTGCGGAGTATCCCCAGTTGCCCGTAGCATCCGGAAGCGCCACCTTAAAGTGGTACGTAGCAAGGATACCTGCGGAAAGAGAATCATAATCACCAAGATGCGACTCGATAACACCAGGCGCGACCAGCGCATTAATTGCGCTGGTCGCCTCGGACGTGGCCGAGTCAACGTAGGGGCTAAACGTAGCCAAATCCGCATCCATCACCCGCATCGCAGCAGCGACGCGGGTGATGCAGCGTGCGCTCTTGGCAGCCGCGATAGCGGCTGACGCCGCATTCATCGCATTTATAACAGATGTAATTGATGAAGACAATAATGTATTAATATACGAAAAAAACCCATTATACAATTGACTCATTTCAGTGTTATAAGCCGAAAATACACGCCTTGGTATTACAACGCCTTCAAACCGAATATCACCAGCAGCAGTGGGATCATCAGTAACATAAGTACATCCAAGACTTCCATAACAATACTGATCCCGCGTGGGTCCATTAACCCACCATAACCACATAGCATTAGCATCATCGAGAATAGGCGTATACACCGACTTAGCAGCATCTGAATATGACCAATTATCAGACGAATCAGACGTTGCAACTAATGACTTATATAAAGCAAATCTCTCAGCAAGTTTACTATCAAAGTTATCAAGATTCGACTGAATATCAACAGGAGCAACCAATGAATTAATATAATTGACCGTTTCAACCGTTTTCAAATTAATATAATCACGAAACACTGTTTTAGCAATTTCAATTTGAACATTATACAACTGATTAGCATACGCATAAATCAAATAATATGGAAATGACGCCGATAACGTGTAACCGCCAACAATAAACGGTAAAATGGGACGTTTACCAATGCATTCAACATAACCATTGGGCCAGGTTTTTTGAATACACTTAACACCAAAACCATCCGATCCACATTCTGCAGGCCAAATCCTTAGAACACCATCCTGCCAATACGATATAGGAGGATACAATACGCCTGGATAAAAATGAGTACTACCATACAATAACCAAACCGTAGAATTTGGAGGTGTCCAAGCCATAGACACCTCAATCTGCTGATGATCTGCGGAATGGGCGAGCTGACAACGAATACGTGGTATTCTTCATCGCATTGACCTGTACACCCTGGTCCTTCAGAGCCTCGGCAACATCCTTGAACATGCCCTGCTTAACAGCCTTGAAGATATCCCCATCCTTCTGCCAGGTGTCATACAACCTCCCGATATCCCCCTTAAGCAACGCAATATCCTTCTCATCGCACAATCCCATCTGCTCGACGTACTGGTCAGAGATCTGCCTGAAAGCAGATTTCTGGCCGGGGTCACTACTCCACCCGGCAAGGAGATCCGCGACCATGGAGAGAACGACGGACGAGGCAACGCCACCAAACTTGGTGCAAAAAACCTTCTGCCCTATGGACGTGAGCGCGGGGATGTACCTGGGCATAACGAAATCACCCGAGGACACCGCAGGCACAGGCACCGGCGCGCTCGCCGGTGCCCGTGGAGCCAGTGCCTTAGTGGGTGGCTGGATATCGTCACTCATCTGGTCCATGGTGTTGCAGATAAGGCATTTATCAATCTTCGCCTTAATTGACTGACCAATAGGACTGGTGGGATCTTCGAGATCAGCTTTGTCATATGCCGCCTTGTAGTAATCCAAGTACACGACAACATGCGCTCCAGTATTGAGATCAATGCCGAAAGCACAATTAAAACCAGGATATTTCATCTCTTTATAATCAGTAATATCAGGACGAACCAACACACGCCACATACTTCCGGCATCAACAACATTAAACTTGTAACTCCCAGGGTCGCGTCCAGATGGTCTAGTAATCATCTTGCCACCCCGGTGAGATCATCGAGAACAAGAGACAATGTTCCCCGGAACAATGCACGCTTCTTTTCATCTTTGTTTATCTCCTCAAGCAACTCATGGTAATGTATGTCCAATGATGCTATTAATTCTTTTGCAATCTCCCCACGCTCCATATCAGAAACGAAATCGCGTAGCATAGGAAGCGTATGCTTGACCATGGGAAGACGCACGAGCGTAGAATGAATAGCAGGCGCATCCATCATGACATACTTATCAACGAATGACCGAGCAACCTCAGTCGGAGGGAAGTGAGAATCAACCTGGCCGAGCAGCGAGTAGAAAGCTTCGCTCATATGCCCGCCCCGAGACTGTTAACTGTTTGCGGATTCGCCTTCTGCAATTTCTTTTTAGCCTGCATTGCATCATACCCAAGCGCGAGAATAGAACCAAATGCTGTAACCTTGTTATTAAACAGCATCATCCTCTCCTTATCCGATTCCTGCTGATGAACCATCATCTCCTTTTGCATGTTAAGCCTTGCAAGCTCCAGGTCGTACTCCCTCTGCGCACGATCCTCGTCTGGCGTTTTATTCGTCAGATTCAACCCGAACTCCTTGCCCTTCTCCATCAAGTTGCGAAGCTGCGCCAGCTCACCCCGGACCCCGCCCTCGTCAAGACGAGAACGCTCCAACTTCTCAAGCTTCTCCTGAAGACCACCGATCTGGCCGAGATACCGCTCTTCCTGATTCTTGCGCCTTTCATCATCAGCCTGCCTCTGAGCTTCGAAGTACTTCTCCCACAACATCTGTTCACTCTTAACCTTCTCATCCCGGATCTGCGCTATCTGCTGTTGCATCTGATTCTGCCCACCCGCAAACGATTCAGCCAACTTGAGCATCGCTGCAACCATGAGCTTGGTGTCTTCGCTCTGACCAACCCCACCATTGCCGCCCACAGGAGTGGACGGCTTGAGTTTGGACTGGAGATCGAATGCAGCGTACAAGCTGTTACGCTGCTCCTGACCCTGTGCAAGCTGCATCTGCGCCAACCCGGCGAGAATGCCTGCAATCTCACTACCCCCATTCTCAGGCTTCTTGGGTACGAGAGATGCAAAAGCATCCATCCCAGGAGCACCTCCGTAGAGGAGGTGCTTATTGGCATCGAGGTACTTGAGCCTGGCCTCATCACTCTCCAACGCACTAAGCGCCGCCTTAATGACCTCAGCATTACCACCCTGTAGCTGCTGCATACCAATGGGACCGACACCCGCAAAACCACCCAACCCCGCCACAGGAGCAGAAATCCGCGATTTCTGCTCCAGTTGCCCGATCTCCTGCTCCATAACAAGCTTCTTCTTCTTGGCCTCTAACGAATTAGCCTCTATCGTATCCTTTTGAGATTGGACCTGCATGAACGCCACATCATTTGCCATCGACTTGATCAATTGTTCACTCAATTTACCTAACGATCCATCAGGAGAATCACTGCTTGACTCTTTTGACAATGCTACTGCATCACGAACAGCTTTCGACGAGCCGGATGCTTCAGGAGGAGTTGCTGCTTTTGTTGCCATGTACGAACATTTGCGCTCGACAAGATTAAATAGTTACCTCGCGGTACATAGAAACATGAGAAGTTCATTGCATATGGAGAAATTTCAAAAAACCGGCAAATCTCGTTCAGTTTGGGATCTGGCAAAAAGTAGCACACGATCAATAGCAATATCAACAGAACTTCCAGAAGACGTAATCAACATGATGGAGACCGTTGGTCCCATCATGGAGGCGCGTGGGCTGATAAATGCGAACACAAGTTACTCCATCCTTCAGTACTGCATCATCGCCAAAATCATAGCACTAGACATGGCGATTCAGGGGCGTACCGCCCCTAATCCGGAGTTGACGCGATTCCTGGTTAGACGGAAGAAGGTGAAACAGGCAAGTACGCACAAAAAGACGATGGAGTACTACCCTGGGAAAAGGACAATCCCGGTATCAAGCGTGATACCGGTAGAGATCGCAAAACTCGCTGAAAAATACGCACCATTGCTCGTGGAAAAGGAGATGATAAAAAGTGCAACTCCTTACTATATGTGGGCTTATTGCTGTTCTTCAGTGATCATTGAGATTTCAAGGCAGCTAGGAGCAACTTGAATGCCGTCTCATGAGCTGCACGAGATCATCGACCTGATCGTGCTTGGCCGCAAGTTTTCACAAGTTCATGACTTCATGGATTCTTATCAACCATTTTTACAATCTAATCACCGAATCTACTTTCACGACATGCGAACTGTGCAAATGATAACCCGCACAACTGGTGACATCATGGCCGGAGAAGCAGCATTTTTGCACGTACTGCTCGATCAGCTCTCAGACACTTTCGGAAAAACCGAAAGTGTCCCAATCCTGTTGCACATGATAAGGACGGGACAGGTGAGACTATGACAATTTCAACCAACAGAAAGATATAGAAAAAACACTGCAAATACCAATATGGAAGAAAACGATATAATTAAAACTGAACACAAACCTGAACCACCAAAAGAAAAATGTGACAAATGTGAAATGACAGCAGGATTGCTCACAGCCTATGGCGCTGCCATCACTGCTTGTGAGCTGATGGAAGACGAAAAGCAGAAAAAAAGCTGCAAAGAATGGACAAGTCTACTCGATCCAGAGAAGATCGAATCAGAGGTCGAACTGATCAAGGACACACTAAGATACCCTGACGGCCCAGGCGCGCTGAAGAAACATGCAATTAACTTCAACGTAATAACCAAGCGTGCAACCATCGAACTGGTCGAAGAAATGATGGCTGAAGGCAGAGAAATACCCGAAGATTTGATGGGAATGTTCAGACAAGCGGTCGAGGAACGGAAGGTATAACCGTGACAACTCGCGAAGACCTGGAACTGTTCGCAGTAACAAACGGATTCTACCTACACCCAGATCGCGACATCGACCATTTCGTGAGCCTTCTGAACTCACGTGGAGGCAAATGCCCCTGTGACGACTACCGCATATGCCCATGCTCGCAAGCCACCGGCGAAGCGCAGCGAGCCATCCAGGAAGACAGACACAAAGAAGCCGCATGCACATGTCACCTTTTCGTCACCCCAGAGTACATCACAGCATGGAAGCTGAAGGTCAACACGAGTTCGCCTCCGGCGAACTCACAGAAGGCGAACTCTTCGAGTTGGGAGATCCAGAATCCAATGCTTCTAGAACTGATGGGAGTATTCAAGAAAGCTGAGAAGCTGATGGAAAAGGGCAAGATCGAGGATGCCGCAGAAGTGCTCACGACCAAGGCAAATGAAAGCGAATGCGAAATGTGCCAGAACTTGCTCGCAACCGAGCGACTGCGCATGGACTACCTGGGGAAGCTTTGCGAAATTGATGCTGACGAATGCGAACTGGAGAAACAGAAAGCGAAAGAAAGGACCAAGAGAATCGAGAAGTTCATCCAAAAGGTTGACGAGTACTCGGCAACAGGCCAAATCGACGGCCAGGAACCAACCGACGAACCTGCTGAGCCACCACCTCGCAAATCCGATGCATACCACACATGCTTGAAGACGATCCCGGCGACCGCCTTGCCCGTCGGCGCACTGCCAGAGCACGAAGTGCGCGTGCGCTTCGCCATTGCATCCAAGATGTGCGCGAAGGAAGGCAAGGGGATACCGACCACATTCGAGGAGGAGCTGGCGCATTACAAATTCGAAAACCCGAACATGTTTGTGAGGAAAGAGTAATGCAACATAAGTACACAATATACTACATGCTCGGTGGAGAGGCAACAGATTTTGAAGCATGCCAATCCTACGAATGTGACTATCGCGCATTCGATCCACTGACCGGCGTGCTCGTTTGCAGAAAGCTAGGTGACGACGGAACATTTTGCGAAGAACTCGCATTTCCAGCCAACTTCTTCATGGGTGAGGTGAAGCATCGGGACGTGCAAACTGACCACGACAAGTACATGAAGAAAGAGACAGAGATGCAGACCGCAATGCGCGACATAATGAACAGCAAACAAGAACCTAACCACGGAGCTGAGGTAGGGTGAACTGCCGTGACTGGTCATTTGACGTGGACATCAGCAACTGGTCAAAGCGGAGACGCGCCATGATCGAGATGCTGAACAACCCGAAAATGCCAGCCGCCGTGATCCCGCAACTGCACAAATCGGCGGAAGCCCTGGCAGAGAAGCTTGAAGAGCACGATCACCCCCAATGCGCTGATATGGTGAGAGAGCACCTAGCAAAACGGAGAAAAAATGCAAGACGTACTGGATAAGGCCATACTTTGGTGCTTGATCGATAACCCAAAGACTACGTGGGAGATCGCGGAGCAGATACACAAGGAAGCAAACACAAAGGTGACAGATCAGCAAATGCGCAAATTTTGCAACAAAATACGCTATCGCCTTGGCAATATGTCAACTGAAGGGTATATAACGCACAATCGAAAAACCAAAAAATATGCACTTGAAAATACGATAATCGGCAACGGAACGCTACACCTACAGACCGAGGACGGCGAAGAGATACTTGAGTTGGGAACAACAATAATAACTGAAATTGACAGCTTATTCGGCACAATATTCATGGAATCGATCGAATAGAGAGGCGTGATCGCTGCGGCGATCACGCCTAGGATAACTTTTTTAGACAAACTGTATTTATATGTTGGTGTGAATGATACGTTTGGAGGATTGATATAAATGCCAGCACCAACTTTGAGTGAAATGGGAAATATAATTATAAAGAAATCGCCCCGCAAAGGTAGTATCTACTTCGCCAGACGCTCTTTTCCGCCTGGTGTAACACCCCGCCACCTGGAAACTTATGCAGGAACTATGGGAGCTGACGCCCGGGCTTGCGCTTCAGCCACTGTGGGTCTTAAGGGCAACGCCAGAGTAGTCAGCATGAATGGATGCCTCGCCCAGAAACGAAAGAAGTAAAAAACTTGACATAATGAGGAGCTAATGCTCCTCACTTGAACAACCCTACCCTAAAGGGTAGGGATTCGTTTCTCCTGTTCTACCTTTTCCATCTGGCCCTCTACATACCGCATCAGTACATCGAGAGATACCTGGCCAGTTGAAGCTATGAAGTAGCTATCTGACCAGAAAGAATCGCCCCAAAGGAATTGCTTGGTTTGGGGAAATTCCTGCCTGATCCGGCGCGAACTCGCACCCTTGATGCTGTTTACGACTTTGGTTAGGTCTGTGGTGGGAGCACATTTGAAGAGGATATGCATGTGATCCTCCGCTGGTTCTTGTGCCAGGATCTCAATACCAAGAGCGTCTGACATTTCCCAAATAATATTCTTGAGACGCTCCCTGATAACCTCGTCATACAGGGCTTTTCGTCTGTACTTCACCACAATTACCAGATGGTAATGTAGTGAATAGACGGAATGCGCGCCGCGATCCAATTTATATTTCATCAATAGCACCCCAACACACATCTACCAACGAACTCCGCGCATTGAGGAACTATGGCGTTTCCGAGGCTTCTAAGTCGGTCCACCCTGGCGGGAACCCCATGAGCCACTCGACCCATGCCGGGTTCAACTGCCCACCAATCACATCCGTTAATGGTGGTGCGTGTCCCTCTCTCGGAGAAGATCCGGCTCCGCTCTTCCAATCTCGGCTGCATGGTGTTGGCCACATCTTGACTGCTGAGTTCAAACCCACCTGAATCTTCTTCCCGCCCTTGTAAGCGGTCGTCTTGCCGTGCCATTTCGCATCGTCTGGAACCTTCCGGCCACCGTTCGGTACATTGGGTGTGGGCCACATCAGAACCTGCCGCGCAAAATAATCTGTCTTCCTGCCAGTCGCTATCCTGCTTGGCCTGAGTGCTCCTGTCACTGACCTGGTATCCCCCGCGCAGGGCGTTGTCCATTTTTCGCCCGATGATGAACACTCTTCTCCTGAGGTGCGGTGCTCCAACACTGGTCGCCGATACGATATTCCATTCCGCATCATACCCGCTTGCGGCCAGGTCTCGCAGTATTCCGGCAAAAAGTCTTCCTTTGATTCCATCAGCGTCTTTTGCACTAAGCAATCCGGGCACGTTTTCAACCAAGACCCATTCTGGCCTAACTTCGCAAACGATTCTGTAGAATTCCGGCCAGAGCCATCTTTTGTCTTCCGAGCCTTTCCTTTTACCCGCACAGGAGACGGGCTGGCATGGGAATCCCCCGCAAATGACATCAACATAAGGAACCTCATTCATCTCTTTGATATCCGCGAATCGCGTCACGTTGGGCCAATGCTTTGCTAATACCTTCTGACAGAAGGGATCTATTTCACATTGCCATTTGGTTTCGAATCCCCCGGTCCGTTCTAATCCAAGTTCGAATCCACCGATCCCCGCAAACAATGATCCCACCATTAGCATAGGTTATCACCAAATATACATAACCTATTGCTAAGTATAAATAGATTTCCGTTAGCAGAAACATGCGCAAAGGGCTTCGCTTTCATCCCTACCCTAAAGGATAGGGACTTCCCGCTTTGCCCTTCGCAATCCCAAGAGTTAAATTTAGGACAATAAGGTTCAAAACTAATACCACCACGCCACTGTGGATTTTTATAACCTGTACGAGCAACAGACATCTTATGACAAGTTTCATCCGATAAACGTTTACCATAATTAGGATTTTTATCACCTACTTTAGTAGACGCCATTTTAGCTTTGGTCTCATCAGAACACGGTCTTCCAACAAGCGCGGCTACTATCTTGGCCTTATGTTCATCAGATATATGTTTACCCTTATTAGCAACAGACAACTTAGCTTTAGTATCATCTGACCTATGCTTACCATAATTATAATGGTTTTCACCACTTTCAGACGCTGATATCTTAGCACGAGTTTCATCAGAACATAATCGACCACGAGCAGCAACAGACAACTTAGCCCTAGTAGAAGCAGTACAATTTTCACCACGCTTGGAAGCAGATATTTTTGCTTTAGACTCTTCACTATGATGAAAACCAACACATACCATATTCACACCACAACCTTACGAGGAACACGACGCTCTCTATTCCAATACGAAGACTTGCACTTAAGATTAGGACAAACAGCAGGCAACTGATCGCGACGAGGATGCCATTTATGACCACAACGCTTACATTCTAAAGTAGGTAGTTCCATACCTAATAGCATGTACTTACAAGTATATAAAGAACACGCTAAAAAACTAATAAGTTTCCCGCCGCAGCGGGAAACTCACTTACATATTTTTTTGCACACCAAAGTAGTACCCCACCATTACCCCAAAAACCCCCGAAGCCGCTGCTAACGCTTCCGTAACCTTACCCTGCAAAACCATGATCAAAACGACGAAAATGAAACACAGCTCCATCGGAATGACAAGCGTATATCGCTTAAACCCATCGAGCTTATCAATGAGTGATATAAACTCATTGCGCTCAGACCCATCAACAACCTCATCAACCACTCTTTACCATCTCCTTATCAGGCTCCATACTCTTGTCCACACGCATTATGCCAGGCGCATCAACGACAACGTTAACCGATCCGGCCCACGCAGCAATGCTATTCTGAAGCTCGCCAAGGTTGACAGTAACCTCTTCAAGTATCTCGGCCACGAACTTCTTGATATCATCACCATCATCAGGCAGGAACCCGGCCTTAATGTTATGACTCTGCATCTTGTCAATGTCCGACAGAAGCTCCGCCTGATCAGACAAGAGCTTGGTGATCAACTCGCTATTCTTGCTGGTAAAGTTACCGATACCAGAATTTATGACGTTTATTACCGCCGTCGCGTCATGATTTACCATATTAACACATCCTAGAACTCAACATCAACTTGCACAATCTCACCCAACTTCGCAGTAACCTCGCGATACACAGGATCTCGCGAAGACGTGACAATGCCAACGCGCGTCGCGACATCAACGGGCAACGTGAGAATAACCGGAGACAACCCCTGCGGCACCTCATCCACGAGCACTATCGCAGAGACATCACAACCATCCGAAACAGCACTAACACGAACAAGACCATCAGTCGCGCCGAGTTTCTGAAGCTCATAAGTAAGATCATAAATCTTATAAACCTCGAAGTCCACATCGACATTCAAAGCACCAAACCCTATCTTCACAAACGTCAACCGATGCCTGCCCACCGGCACCCGCAGCTCACCGCGCCCGGTGAGCTGTCCAGTGTCCTTGCCATCGATAAACACCATGCACCGCTCAGGCTTGGTGAAAACGTGAAGCATCGCTTCCTCGGGCCAACCCATGGAGCACTTCTCGCCCGCAAGCTTGAGCTGATCCATGTCAAGGTAGTGATGCCTGCCAAACTTGGTGAGCGGCGCTGCCATACACGAAGCGACCATATGGACGTTAACGTCCAACGAACCAAGGAACACAACCGCAAGCAACCTGCCAAACGTCTCAACCGGAGTATGCTTGTCAAGCTTGAGAACAACTTCCTTGCCGAGAATCAAATCACTAAGGAACTTCTTCGCGATCTTGCCACGTTCAGTTCCACCCTCCGCAGCATCAATGCCAGCCATCCTGACAGGAACTTCCTTATCATCCTCATCCTTGAACCAGAATGTGTCACCGTCATCAACCTTGGAGACAACGACGCGCCGCTCAAATCCAGTCGAATCCACTGAATCGCGCATAGCTTCTTCAACACCAGCAAACGTTATCGCCGGAATAACCAGATTGTTCTCCATAGCATCGAGCTGGAGTTCGATGGAATTGATGATGTTTACGAAATAAACCTCTTCAACGAGCTTAACCTTGTTAAGCTCGTAGTAATCCTCAAATGCCTTGAGATATCCACGGATTGCCTGGATGCGCTCCTTGGCCGCGAGGTAATAATCCATCACCGGTTTATTGTACTGCTCATCAACCTGAGCCATAGTAAGGATACCAGTGACCTCTTTTATATCACCCTCGATGTCCCTCAGACGCTGATGGCCCTCTGCAACGACCGGATCAACATATCCAGTAACCATGCGAATATTTATCACCTTCCAGGTGATAAATGTTGGTATGGCCCTACCAAATTTGAGTTCGATCAAGTTCAAGCCCAACGTACCATATACAGCGCCGAAATTCACTAATTACACAACCATCAACTTCAAAAACGACACCACCGTATGGAAAAACATATCCTCTTCACCTAAGATAAGCGCGCCAACAGTGAAAGCAATAACACCAGTATTCACAAACATAGGCAACAATCTAGCAAATGTTGCAAAAGGATGGGACAACAAGATACTGAACGTAACGTTCCCGAAGATAGAACTTGAAGGCTTGAAGCTGAACACGGAACTGAAGAAGATAGGTGCCACAAAAATTACCTCTCCAGCAATGACAAAACTGATAGAAACAACACTAGGCAATTTCAAGACAATACTGACCACTGACATAGACACGCCACTGAAAACAGCAAAACTAAACCTGGCATCAAGCATCACAAATGCACTAGCAGGCAAACAATTTCAAGGAATACAAATTGCACATGACATGGGGAACATAATTAAAAATAACTCCTTCGAAGGACTGGACAGGGCGGGCCAGGACATCAAGCTTACCATCAAATCAGCCGCACTTGAGAACATGGGAGCCAACGTAGCACAACTAACAGGAATCACAAACCAGAACGACCGAGTCGTGCTATCAAGCATGCTGAACCTGAAATGGGAAAATCCGATGAACAAGATAATGAAGATCGATGAAAACCTGATGAACCCACTGAACCTGCGATTCGACGCTTCAGCCATCGCGACAAAAGACCTGATGAAGACGATGGTGATAGACAAAGGGTTCAAGGTAGAGACCTTCATGCCGACGGTTGCACAAACCATTACACCAGCTTCGCGCATGGTGTATGACACCACGAAAATTGACCCTGGCATGAAAGCGTGGCTCACAGATAAAAAGTTCATAGGCACCACAGAGCGCGACACCGGAGAGCTGGTGAGTGAGAAAAAAGTGGACGGCAAGACCGTAGTTCAGGCAATGCTTGAGTATAAGATGGAGAACCCAAAGGTGACGGCGAAGATACCCACACCAATGCTCAAGGAAGGCGTGATCGGGACACAAGCGATAACGAAACCTGCGCCAGCACCAACCAAACCGACCCCTGTGCGAATGCTCACGTTCGATGCAGATATACAGATGAAGGGAAGCACGCCAGTAACACCAGTAGCACTACCAGCACAAACACCAACCGGACAATTTAGAGTAGAACTAACCGATCCCTATAGCAAACAACAAGCATTCAAATACGTAACAAGGGAAGACGCGCAGAAAGCATTTAACATATTACATGCACAACAACCAGAAAGCAGAATAAGATTATCAGAAATAGTAACCGGAGTGGACGCTGACGGTGATCCATACACAAGCGAATACGGAATAAAAGCAATAGGAGGAACAGAAACACCATTAAGAACACCAACATACACATCGAAAACAATAGAAGGATTAGGAACAATCAAATTCGAAGACAATATCGCACAACTGACACCAACACAACAAAAGATGATGGCACCACAAGGACGGGACACGACGACACCACAAAACATAAACATATTACCACAAAACATTCAAGACATAATAAATCCGATGTTAGCAGGAAAAACAGCAAAACAAGTATCAACGGAGCAATACATAAACGAGGCAAAAAAAGTAGCACCACAGCAACTACAACGAGAAACAACATGGACAGGAAAAATCAAAGAAGGAACTTTTGCAAACGAATATAGCAGCACAGTAGTAAAGCCCATCACCAACGAAGATATGAGAACATCACTACTACCAAAAGATTCATTCATAAACCAAGCATTAGCATGGTATCAGAACAACGTATATGACATGGACAAGGACATAAACTTGAGAAATGGACTATTGCAACAAGACGAAGTTACAACAACGATAGGAATACAGAAAAAAACTGGAATAGAAATACCAACCGGACAAACTGCACAGACACAAGTGGTAACAATGCCAGTGCTGAGACTAACTGACGCCGGAGTAGCAACAGTAAATAAAATAGTTAAAGACAAGAAGAACGGAATAGTAACACCAACAACGATGGACTACCTGGTGTACACGACAGATGAAGGAATAAAAAATATACCAACCTTCAATAAACAAATACTCGCACGAGACCTGAACGGACATTGGGGAGGAGTTGTAGCAAACACCATTGGTGAGAACGGAATAGCAAACGTACTAACTGACCCAACAGTCAGAGCAAACATGGCTACCATCTACGATGGGCAAACATGGGAAAAAATTGTAGGTGGATCGAAAGAGATACTAAATACTAAAATCACAGGAAACCCACTAGTGGACGGCTTGATCGCAATAGGATCAGGTGGAATATTAGGTTTCGAGACTGATGCAGCCAGATTAATAATTAAAGAATTTGCAGCACTGGGAAAAGTTGCAAAAAGTGCAAAATTCGCCGACTTGGTAGCAAAAGAATTAGCATCAGTAAACATAAAATTACCAGTAAATGTTAACTTTGGAGAAATATCAATAGGTGAATCGGTCGCAGCAGCACTACTCAGGAAAACACCAATAAGTGCAGGAGCCATAATACAACCAAAAACAATTATCAACCTCGGTACAACAAATCAAAACATTGCAACAGAAGCGATGGCAATTGTAGCAAAAGAAAGCAAGAATGAGCCAAAACTGATTGCAATAAAGCTAGATGCCATAGTGGGAACAGGAAAAATACCAGTTACCAGAGCAGAAGTGAAAACCATCGCATTAGCAGCAGATCCAGTAATCAGACCCAAGATTGTCCAGGAACTGGAAAATATATGGATAAAGCCAGCGAAGACAACCTCAGAGATACTGCCAGTAATCAAAACCGCAGACCCAATAGATGTCGAAAAGTTCAAAAACACCATACGAATAGGAGATACAGCGCAAACTACGATAAAAGTGCCACAAGCAGATGCAGCAGACTTGCAAAAATACGTGAACACAAACAAGATCTACACCTTGCCAGGAGCAGGAACAGTAAAGATCGAAACTGTAGGAAAAGACACAATCACGATAAGACCTGCGACAATGATCGAGCAAACCGACGCATCAAAGAAATTCACAATCGACTACGTGAACCAAAAGTCACTAGGACCAGAGATTAAGACGACGATAAACGAAGAAATTGCAACACTCGAAAACACAAAACGACAACTACCCACCTCCGCAACCAACGTCAATACTATAAAAGCAATTGACACCCAAATAAAAGACCTAAAAGCAATCATCAAGCAAGATGAGCTAATAACACCAACAAAAATTGACCAAAACATCGACATTGTAGAAGCAGAAGTCAAAGCAGTGACCAAACCAGCAACCTCAGTGCCACTGCCTTCGGCAGTGGCACAACGGGCTACTGCGAGCAGACTGGAGAAGGTGACACTTGAATCCACGGATATGGCGACCCTGCAACGTGTGAACCCGGAAAGCGCCAATGCCGTGAAACGGATGATGGATAACGCTGATAACCCAACCGTCGTGAAAGCAATAACCGAAAGCCAGGCTTGGAAAAACGTGCCCGCCCCAGTGAAAGCGTGGACAAATACTGCCGTCGCCGCCAAGGTAGAGGAACGAGTCATCGCAGATGCGATGACATCGGTGAAGAAGCTGGATTACCAGACTGCGGCGAGCAAGCTAAAGAACGTAGAAGTGACCCGCGCACGAGCAGCGACGCCGGACATACCAATCAGGCAACTTGACGAGCTGAAGGCACATGGCGTACCCCAGAACGTGATTGATGGGATGAAAGATGCCCGACGAGCTGACGCAATGCGTCAGCTAGAACAGAAAGGGTTACGGGGGGCACTCACAAACCTGGAAACAGGCAAAATGCTGTCACCAGCAGACACCAAGAAGCTCTTCGCAGACCGAGCACTAGTCGAAGATGCCCTGGGCCTAACCGACGACGTGGCACGAAAGACACGAATATACGACGAATACGCAAACATGCTGATGAAGCAGAGCGACGAAGTCGCTCTACACGGAACGGACGCCGAACGAGCGGCACTGAAAGCTGAACGAGATGCCTTCCGAAAGAACATCGAAGATGAAATGACGAAATGCGCCGACGAGACACCACTAACCGGAGGATGCGCAGGGTTCGCGTCAGGAGGTGGCGGCAGTGGAGCGAAGATAGCTGCCGTCGGCGTAGGCGCGCTCGCGGCAGGTGCATTACTGGCATCAACACAAACCGCAGAGGGAAAGAAATACCTATACGACAAAGGAGACGACACCTGGATGGAAATCGTACCAGTAGGACCAAAAACAGTACCAGTTGTAGGAGAAAAAAGACGAACCGAAGAAGGATACGAATTTATAAACATAAACATTTTACCGGCTTATGACAAATTAATGGAAAGCAACATACCAGGACAAGCATACGTGGAAGGAGACCTGGAATCACTAACCACCAATCAAAACAACTGCCAAGACTTCGCAATAAAAGGAGCAAACCTGATAAACTCGGATAGCACACTAAACAACAAAGGGTTGCAAGCAAAAATCGTGACAGTAATAGCAACAATAACCAAAGCACCGACAGGTGCAGCCTTGCAACCGGGGGATCCACTAGGGCACGCATTAATAAAAGTGGAAAATACGAATAAACAGATAGGAAGTTATGTTGACCCAAAGACAGGAAAAACGACACCGATATACGAAAGCACACTAGTAGAACCACAGACAGGTCAAACAGGAGAGACAGGAACAGACATAACAGGAACATCGATGAAATTAGGAAAATACGAATACACCATTGAAGCAATGCAAGAAATGAAAACCGGTGAACAGCAACTGATAATGCAATACGACTTAGGCAAAAAACTGGTAACAACAGTACCAACAAGCACAACGATAACAACCATATTCGAAGGACCAACGCCAGGGCTGAACACATCAATATCAAAAGCAGCCGCACTTGGTGCAAATGAATCGGTACTAGCAACGGGGCGAGTAGACCCATTCTGGACAACGGGGGCAAAACCAAAAGTGCTACCCACAATGAACCTGGGAGCCTGACCATGAAGAAAATTGATTTCCTGGCCTACGGCAGACGCCTGAACGAGCTGAAGAAGAAGATGACCCACGAGCCTTTTGAGCCTGCCCCTTCGGGGCAGGCTCAGGAGTTGCCTGTGATGACGATTGGGATGGTGAAATGAGATGGCTGACAATAAAGCATGTGATACATGGAGGGCGATAGGAGAAAAGGTAGCAAACATAGGAGAACAGGCAACGACGCCAGCAGCAAGAGAAGTTACACAAGATATACCAAAAACAGCAGATGCTACCAGAATGACAACAACGGAAAAAAAAGCCATCGCCACCGAAAAACTAGAACAGAAAAAAGCAAAAACATTTAAAAAAGTATCATCCACAGGAGGAGAACCAATAGAACCACCAAAGCGCACCATAACAGGATCAGGAAGCACACCAAATGACAGAGGAAAAAGCATATTGGACCAGATACTTGACCCGATACGAGAACAAGTAAACACACAACGAATAGCAGCCACTGAAATGAATGATGTACTACAAGCAGCAGCAACTAAAAAACTGAACAAAATAAAAACTGCAACCGACCCAAGCTCACCATATGCCGAATTCATGTACTACATGAACGATGGATACGTGAGGACATACGTGAGAAACCTGGACACGAGCGAATTTGCAGAAATACGAGACTTCGTGAGAGATCGACTGGCAGGAACAGGAGTAACGGGTGACGCAGCAAGAATAATAGAAAACACGTACAAAACTGAACGACTTGGAAAGATACAAGCAAAACTACAACACGCAACAACCATGGAAGGAACAAACTTAAAACAAGAAATTGATACAATCTTATCAGAAGGTATACTGATACGCGCAGACATAAGCAACCTTGACCATTGGGAAATGATTGCAGACAACGATGTACGGCTTATGTCAATGCTAAATGATAGACCAATTTATGACATAATGAAAAAGAAACTAGGAAGACACCCAGTAACAACAGAAGACCTGGAAAAAGCCCAGGAGATCTTCACCAACACCCAAGCAACCAAGCAAATGCTTGAAACAACAATCGCAAAAGCCGCAGACAGACCAGGACTTGAAAAAACCGCAGAGCAAGCGGAACGCTTGCTCGCAAACCTGGACCCCAAAGACAAACAGATCGCAAACAACCTCTTGGACTCCACCGGAGTCCTGACGAAAGAAGAAGAAAACCTTGCAAAAGCAGCAACACTCAAAGACGACGAATTCGTGCCACCAGCAACGCAAAGAAAACTGAGTGATCAACTGATTAACAAGAAGATAAACGGCGAAACCGTTGCAACCGCAGAGAGAGAAGCGAAGTACGTAAAAACATATGACTACACAACACTAAGTGAAAAGAACGCAGTAGCGGAATTCGACCGGATAAAAACTGACAAACTTGGTGGCAGAGATGTAGCAGATGCAGTAATAAAAAGAAAAGCAGAAAACAACTTAGCAGAAGTAGACAAAATAGCAAGTGAGAAAGGAAGTAAATTTTGGCGAAACCTACCAAATGATGATGAAACCAAATTCATGGACGATATAACAGCAGGAAAACAAATAACACCAGAAAACATTGAACAACTAGGGAAACTACTTGACAAGGTGTCAGTAGAAGGATGGAGCAAAATACGAAACGCAGTCTCTCCAATAAATGCACTGAAAACCGAAGACGCAATGAGAATAGTAACTCAAAGTAGATGGAGATCATACACAAAAACAGGACTGAAATGGGGAACAGTGCTTGGACTGACATTACCAATGCTAGGCTACATGTATGCAACAGCAGGATTACAACAAATATTTGAAAACATGTTCGGATACAGTTCAATAACACAAGATAAACTAACTATAGAACAACTTAAAGCAGCATTCCTAAAAGACTTAGACCCAACGTCAAAAGCAACAATGGAATTAATAATGAATATTTTAGACAAAAACAAAGAAGTATACGAATTCATACTATCCATACCATACTACGGAACGTGGTTTAACATGATGGGAGGAGGTGCAGGATACGCTATAATCCTATCATTCGGAAAAGAAATGAGACTAAAAGACATCGGCGTAGCACTGGACGCGAAAGGGTTAATCGTTTGGGACGACAAGGATAGGCGGGGATGGAGAGCAAAAACTGACATCGAACTAGAAGCCGATTACCTGAACAACCCATACAACTTACTAAAATCAAAAGACCGAGCATGGATAGAGAAATGGGGAGACAAGATATTCGGCACTGAACCAACCGGGGTAATAGACCCGGCAACGGGGAAAGAGCTAACACCGCAACAAGCAGCAATACTATATTACAGAATAAAGAATGATAAAACGATAGGAACCCTAGACGATTTAACAACTGCAAATCTGTCAGGAATAGGACTGGAAGTTTTACAAAAATACATCGGACAAGAAGGAAAATCAACACGCGAGGATATACTTAAATGGGGTGACACACACCTGAACAAACCAACCACACCAGCGGGAACAAGAACACCGACCACCGTAAAATACTCCGACGCGCAAAAAGCGGCACTAAAAAACATGGGCTTAGACGACGCCCAAATAGCAGAAAATGAAAAAATAGGAAGCACAATGACACAAGATCCAGTGACCGGGAGATGGACATACACAAAAGGGACCGGAGCCGGATCGCCCACGCCCACAGGCGGGGGCGGCGGGGGCGGGGGAAGCACAACAGTAGCAACAGGCGATCCGTATGTAGAGAAAATAAAAGAAAAAATGAAAACCGAAAACTACGTACCATCCTACCAAGAGTTAAGAGACATAAACACGGAAGCAGCACAAAGAGACACATATGTCAAAGAAATGTTAGATACCGGGCAATCAATGTCCGATATAAAAGGACAAGACGAGAGCCGATTCAAGGAAAAACTGAAACCATACATAGCACAAGGAGTTCAAGACAAAACGATAACTAGACAAGATATCGATAATGCCGCAACTGTAGACAAACCGACAACTCAACGAGCATTATACGAAGCTTACTGCGAAGGTGCTTAAAATGGCGTGTAAACTGACCAGAGCTGGATACGATAAATACATGGCTGACATGAAAGCACTAGGATACAGCGACGCTGGTGCAATGGAGCTGCTGCCACCGACTGACATAAAAGAAGACATTGTAGCAGGAACCGTGAGCGACACCGCACTCGTCGGTGCCCTGGGCATAAGCAGCTTCGAAACAGCCGATGCTGCCGCAAGCAGCATCGTGCAAAAATCTGCGGAACCAAATTCACCATTCGGAGTTGACGAGCTGGTGAGAACAGGGCTGAACACAATCCAAAAACTAAGCGATGCATTTGCAAAACAAGGTGTAAACCTACGTGATATGACAACGCCATTCGGAGGACCAAACTCGAAAGTAAACTTCGAAACACCAGAAGGAGCAAAAGCATTCAAAGACTCGCTAACACAAGGAAACCCTAATGCAAAACAATTCGTAGCAGATGTGACAGCACAAGCAAATAACCCGGTGAAAAAGGACGCAAATGGGAAACTGCTGACACCAGGGACAGCAGAGTACGAGCAGGCAGTAAAAGATGACAACTTGATGCTGGTGGCGATGCGTGACACCCTGGGACTGGGAGGGATGACACAATTCGAACTTGACAAGATACCTGGATCAACTCCTGGCAACGAACCCTACAACAAATTCTACGGGGATATGAGAAACGTAGACTCTAGCAAATGGTCAATACAAGCCGGAGGCACCGACATCATGTGGACAGATGGCATGGGAAAAGTACACACACAGCCGACCAGTGACTTCAACGGAGCAGTATTCGACTTGGTAACAATGAAGATGAGAACAGGAGCAGAAGAAGATGGATACATACAACAAGTTATTCCTTTCGGAAAATATGGGTCAAAATTGAGATTAAACAAGGAAGCATATGCAAAATTGTTACTAAAGTTAGCCGAAGATACACAAAACGCGGTACCAGGCTCTGCCGAAGAAGAAGCATTAAGAAACCAATTCCTAACCGATATAGCACCCGCAATATCAGGAAACCCGCTATGGTCATGTGAAGGAAGTGAATGCAACCCGGTGGCCGAGGAAGGAGGCGGAGGTGGCGGCGGCGGGGGCGGCGGGGGCGGCGGAGGCGGAGGCGGTAGGGAAGACGAAAGCATCACCGAGAACACCCTATTCATAGACACCGGAGCCGTGAAGGATGCTGACATCGTAGCAGATGGCAAGCAGGTAGGCAAGTCGAACGAGAAGATCACGATGAAGCTCGGAGAGTACGTAATCACGGTGAACAAGGCAGGGTACCAGACAGAGAGCTTCGTGGTAGCAATTGACAAGTACCCGGTGACGAAACAGGTGACGCTAACGAAATTGCCAACCAAGATCAACGCATTCCTTGCGGGGATCGGAGGAGTGGCAAACCTGACCAATGCGCACGTCATGTACGTTTACTGCGCCGTGAAGGAGACCATCACCGGGGATTCGTCATGGAGAACGCTCGGAAGGATGCCTACGCCAGAGATCAAGACCATGATCGAGAGACCTTCTAAGGCAGATGTGCAGTACCTACGCAAACTGGTGCTCGGGGATACTGTAGGTGCCAAGCTTATGGTAGATCAGGGAACGGTGGTGCTATGACGATAACTGAAGCTCGCAAATCTGCGCTAGCGCGCAGATTTGGGACTGGGTGCAAGATCACAGAATATTCCTGGGTACGGGCAATGGATGACGACCTCGCAGGCACGTTCACCCTGTATTTCGATGACATGGATTGGATAATGAAAGCAAGCGGAGTGGAGATGCCAAGCTGTGATGTAACGACGACTACAACGTCCAAGACCGGCATAAACTTCTCCACGAACGTCACTGCTGACGTGTACCTAGACGGCGCGAAGATCGGAGCCACGAACTCATTCATCGAACTCACGCCTGGGCTGAAGACCTTCGAACTACGCAAGACAGGGTACACGACGCGCACAGTCACCGAGACACTGGTGGAAGGAAGCATCATGAACAGGTCGTACACCCTATACGCCTCCACTGAGCCAATCACGCCAACCGAGCCAGTGGAACCGGGAATAACAGGGGTGAACTTCTCGACAAACGTACCGGCAAGCGTATACCTGAACGGGGCCTTGATCGGAGCAACAAGCTCGTTCATCGAAGTATCCCCAGGCCTGAAGACCTTCGAACTGCGCAAGCCCGGCTACACCACTCGCGCAGTCACGGAGACCGTGACTGCGGGAGGGATACTGAACAAGACGTACACCTTGTACGCAATCGCCACCGAAACCCCCGAAACCCCAGAGGGAGAGGGTGGCGTGCCGCTGAGCATCACGATCGTGAGAGACGGACTTGGGAATCCGATAACAGCACGCCCAACGACCGTTCAAGTCGGGGTGGCGCAATGGTTCGGCATAATGGTGAAGAACGAGCAAACAACGCCGTGGAAAGGGTATTGCGGCGTAAAATTCACAGATGCCGATGGCAACACCTGGACACACGAACCGAACCGACAATTCGCCACCACCGTGGCAGCAGGCGAGTCGAAGACGATCAAGACACAAGCGACGATACCGGAGAGCGCAGGGCTAGAAGGAACGATCGCAATAACGATGCTACTGAGGGGGTTCAGATAGTAACAGTATCCCTGCCATGCCAAGCAGCGAGCAACGCCTCGCGTTGACCAACGTGCTCCCTCTCCCAATCATTATAATTTTTGAGTCCCTCACCCGCAAGTCTCATCGTAGACTCGAAATAACGACGAGGATACTCGTCGCCTTCTTCGATGGAATGACACTCAAACTGATTAAAATACGCATGTAATATCTTGGTTTTTAGGAGAATATCTGTAGCCCTCCTCAACACGACGCGAACATTAGGTTTTCCGGGAACCGGCTCAAAATTCCACTCTCCGCGCCAAGCATTCTCATTGAGTAGAGGCGAATTTATCTTCACAACCCGGACATACGCAACGCAGCTGCGTATGTACTTGTCTACATCGACACTAATACTAACATCTGACATAAGACGACCTACGCGCGGCAAATACTTAACCCTGTCGCCACAACTGATAAACAACTATTAATACGACGACGATCATCCAGATATGCATGAAGATATGTGAATGCCAACGATGCGGCTACAAGTGGTCGCCGAGGGTGAAAACGCCAGTGGCCTGCCCAGATTGCAAATCGAGAACGTGGAGAAAGGCGAAGAAGGCTGTTTGACATGGAAGACGAGCTGCTGACAGCACTGAACAAGCTGATATGGAAATTACCCGCTGGAAAGGAAGACCTGAGAAAGCTGATCACAACCGAACTAGCTGACGAGGGAATAGACGTGCGGTGGGATGAAGAGGAAGACGAGTTTCGCAGAGGATAGATGGCATTCTACGTTTTTAACGGCAAGACTTACCCCCGCGTTACCGAGATTCTGAGGTTGGTGGAAGACACCGAAGGCTTGCAAGGGTGGAGAAACAGAACACCAGATCACGAAGCCATCTCGACCCGAGCGAAAACGCTAGGATCACTAATGCATTGGTGCATGGCAAACGAGCTGTCACCTGTACCGATTGAGCTTGACAAGGAACTACCGATGTGCGACTGGCCCAAGGATGCCATGGCCGAACTGTCAGGGAGGATGAACCAGTTCAAGTGCCTGAGACTCGCGATCGCACCTAACCCGGTGCTAGAGCACGTTATACATCACGATGAACCAGGGGAGTTTTTCGCAGGGACACTTGATGGACGAGGAGATGTGAACGGGTACAAAGCAATTTGGGATTACAAAGGATCAAAACGCATGCGACCGGAGTACCGACTCCAGCTCGGTGCGTACTACGTCGGAAGCCTTCGCGAAGGCTTCGAGGCGGAGCGAGGTTTCGTGATAAGGCTCCAGAGGGACGAGCGCGAGGTGCTTGAGCTGGATGACGAGGAACTTCGCGACGAAGGAGCAAAGTTCCTGGAGCTGTCAAGGAGGTGGCACAAGGAATGACACGACGTGCATGCAACATATTCCTGGCAGCATGGTGGCTGCTTTGGGCGGCAGTGTTCACCTTCGTGGTGTACCTGCTGATGCGCTAGGGTAAAGATTTAAGGAAGAAGTTGCAAGAGGATAAGGTATGACGAAAGGAGAAGATAGGGCCGAGAAGAGGAACGACTCGACCCAGGACGGTATGACAACAGACACTTTCTCGCCCATTATACTTAAAGATTGCGCCCCTATAGTAATTCCACCCCAACTTGCAAACTTGCCCGGTGCGAGGTTCATTAGACTGACGACGACCGCAAAGGAACGGAAAAAACCACTGGACTCCAAATGGACAACCGAATCGAACTACCCTGCCACACACGCAGCCATCAAGGGATGGCTGCGCGGAGGGAATGACTACGGTGTCGCGACGGGATTTGGAGACCTACACTGTTTTGATGCCGATGACCCGGCACGCCTAGCGGAGCTAGGCGTACTGGAGCGGTTGCCCAAGACCTTCACGATCGCAACCGGGAAGGGGCAACACTGGTGGTACATAGTGCGCGGGATGAAGAAGAAAATACTGATGCACGATCCGACCGAGCGACTACATCTCGGAGAGGTGCTGTCGCAGGGGCAGTTCGCCGTGGGTCCAGGCTCTATGCACAGGAGCGGCAAACGGTATCAGGTTATCGACGATGCCCCGGTCACCGAGCTCTCCGAAAAGGATCTCATAGAGATCCTTACGGGATGCGGGGTGGTATTCAGGAAGAAAGAACCTAAGGTGCGAGAAGCCACGCTCGGTGATCTCGCGAAGCGAGATCACGGAGACGACGTAGATCTTGCACAAATCTGTAAACCGGATCATGGGCAACGGGAAGGAAACGAGATCGTGGGCGAGCACCCACTACACGGAGCGACACATGCGGAGGACAGAGGAACGAGCAGAAACTTCAGCATAAACCCGTCGCGAGGCGTGTGGTGCTGTAGAGCACATAACGATTCAGGAGGAGGTTGGAGAGAATGGATAGCACTGGAAATAGGGATTCTAAGATGCGAAGAAGCAGGATCACGGAAACTGACGAAGGACGAGTACAGGCAGATCTACAGGGAAGCCGAGAGGAGAGGGCTTATCGCATCCCGAACGCACTCGACGATTTCCCAAGAGAAACGAACAATCGTAGATAAACTTCCGACAACGCTTCCCGAAGGGAAGGCAGAACTGTGGATAGCGTCACCAAGAACGGGAAAGACACACGATGCAGCAGCACTTTTGGTCAAAACAGGAGAAGGCAATTATTACGCACCAAACCACGAAATAGTGAGACACGCGCTATCGAATGCAGTTAAGATGGGAGCACGATTGTGCGTACATGTAGAAGGAAAGAGGCAACCAGGAATTTGCAGAATGCAAGGAGAAGACTACCTGCAATGCAATCACTGCATAATGAAACCGATACAAACACGAGAGAAAGATGACATCGGGGAAACGTGGTCCGGACTAAAGAAAAAGACACGTGAACTGATGAAAGAAAAAAATATACTAACAAAAGAAAATGTTCCAAACACTATGTGTCCGTACTTTACATTACAATTCGCGGAAGAATTTGCAAAATTCAAGTTCACTGTAATAAACAACATAAACAGCAATGGAATTGGGGAAGCCCGGGACCGAGCACTAACCGTGATAGATGAAGACACGTGCATGGCATTTTTTTATCCACAAACAATTGAAATTGCAACAGTAACGATGGAACATGGGAAAGCGCACATTAAAACAGCACTTGATTCCAATGACATCAAAACACGAGTTGCAGAAATACTAGGGCAAAAGAAAACACGATTGACACAATATGCACTAAAAATAACAGAACTACAGAATACAATAGCAGATCTGGATGGCGAGAAAATCACCATAAGCGAGATCGCGTCAAGAATTGACGCGATTTTGAAAGATTGGATACCAACACATGCAAACGTAGACGACGAGGAATACGGAGACAACGACAACATAAAGTTTGGAGATGTTGTAAAATGCATGATGTATCCGTACATGGATCAGCGAGTTTCTGTGAAGACGCGCGGGTTCAAGTCGAAAATATACATGATGGCAGATGAACGAAAACCGACGATGAACATGAAATGGTGGGAAAAGGCAGAGAAAGTTGTAATCATTGGAGCAGCCAGGGCCGAGTTGTTTATCAACACGATGGGCGGAGAGATAAAAGAGATTGAAAAATTCGGATTCGAAGACAATTTTACAGTAATTGTGGTAGGAGAGGAAGGAGAACAGGACGGGAGAGGGAAGAAAGGGAGGTTGAAGCGCAAGCTCGTTGAAGTAGCGAAGCTACTTTCAGGTGGCTCCGAGGGAGAAATAATGGTGCCTATGATGGTACTGACAGGAAGTGAAGACGAACAAGATGTGATGATGAAAGCGATAGGAAATGGAACATTCAAATGTGTATCTGAAGGAGAGCATGCATTAAAACGTATACACGTTTCAGGATTGGTTGCAGTGTTTTACGCAGGGTCAAAAATAAGTCGTGGACTTGATGTCGATCAGTTCAACGTCATGATTGCGGTTGGAACCGACTTTGCGCAGCCATTCTACTCAGTAGTTGACCAGTACACAGAGAGACGCATTACCATAGACGAGATAACTAATTCGTTGTTGCGAATTAGTCCGACGAGGAAGCAAGGAGACGACCGCGCTAAGGTGATAGTGATACCCGAAGGAGAAGAATGGAAAGTAAAGTACTTGCAAGCAAGAATGATTAAAACAACGACAAGCGCAAAAGGAATTGTGAGAACACTGCGAAAACTTGGGATAGCAGGTGAATCAAGGATAGCAGGAACGGAGTTAAAAATAACGAAACATGGAACGACGAAGGATAAAGCATACGAAAAAATATTTAGCGCGATGATGACTGTTGATGACGAAGTTGATGAAGAAACTATAGACACGAACGTGAAAATGATACTAAACCTGTTGAGAGATGCGCCAAAGCGTTGGATAGACACGACCGAAATAAAAGACAAGATGCGAGAGAAGATGAACGTAATTTCAAAAGCAGTGACTGCAATTGCGTTTGGGAAGATGGCAGACACGACAATTTCGAAGGGAATCGTGAAATTAAAGCACAAAAAGGCACCAAAAAACGATGGCAACTGATGTCGGTCGAGGTCTCCTGTATGCCAAAAAAGAGCGGGCATAGCGATTTTGACACAATTATATGACACCTTGCATCGCATGATGACGCCTCCAGATACGGATCTACGATTGTGGTTTCTGAGGCGTTTTGGCCCGTTTTGAATAATCTTCTCTTCTATACGAATCTTTTGGGCTTTGGCGTTTTGCATTTTTGCTGATATCGTTTTTTGCGAGTTACATGTACCAAAATCGCTATGCCCGCTCTTTTTTCAATAGCGGCTAGGTGCGAGCAGGAAGTGTTGACTTTTTATGGGGGCATACTTAAACAATTTGCTACGAACTAAAACGCTGTGTTGTATGTCGCGTTTTTGAAAATCGTTGTCAAGACTATAAGAATATGAACATGGGTTGAGATTTGAGAAGGGGAAAGGGTACGTGTCGGAGTTAGTTGCATGGGATCGGTAATAGAATTGTTGACGTTGCATATGAAAGGGTTATACGCAGTTGAAACGACGATTGATAATTGTTGACGACGTGGTCCGAGATGCGTGATCCGAATGAATTGATGGACCAAAAATACGGTAAGAATGTTAGACCTGTGTTCTAGTGTATAACGGGAGTTTAAGGAGGCTCCAAGGCAACGTGAAACCATGCGTGGTTTCACGTCGCCTGATGTTGGTTGACGTATGACCTGGTGCTGTTGAGCATCTGGGTGAAGAAGAGAAGTTGCCGGGACCAATGCTTGACACGGAGGTGATCCACGTGTATGAACGAAACGGTGGTGAAACTCCCGGCAATCTGTGCTGTGCTGTGCTAGGATAAATGGTTGTTGGTTACAGTGGAGGGTGTTCTTTTTTGTGTGGGCAAATACCGTCTAATCTTCTTCCCCAATTACAGTTCATGCATAAAATTTGATATATGGCTGGAAATTTGTTATCAATAATCCAGTTGTAATATTTGAGTGAATCGTTACCACCTCCTTTTATTTTCATAACGTTTGCTTTGTGTTTAGTTCCTCCTCCGTTTATGTGATCAAGTGTTAAAAATCCTGTTATAGTTTCACCGCAACATGCACATTTTGGTGGTGTCCCTCCGTAGTGTTCGAATATTTCTTTTTTCACTCTGGTTCTTTTTCTAGTTTGACATTTTATGACAGATGCCGTGAATGTGGTTTTGCCTGGTCCTTGTCTCCATTTTTTAAATGTTGCATCTATATGTTTTTGGTGTTCTTTGTAGTATTTTCTTGCATATGCTCGTTTTGCTTCAGGGTCTTTAAATGTCATGATATATGATAGGTTTCTATAATACATAAAGGTGTCGGTGGTTATATTATAGAAACTGGGGTGTTAGAATTGCCCCTGCCCTAAAATAGTGGTAAGAGTAAGTAAATAGAAATTGTTTTTGTTAAAATGTAGGATGAGTGAGGAGATAAGAGAAAGATATAGAAGAATGAGATAAGATATGATGACAAGATGCAGAAAGGGATGGAGAGATTAAGGTGAAGATGTAGATATGAAGAGGATGATGCATATAGATAGTCGGCGTGTCGGCCCTGCGGGCCGCCCCGCCGCTAGTTATATCATCACTACTACTTTCCTCTTACGATGCTGTTGGGGGACCGCGCGCGGTGAAACGCGCGTTATGGTGGGGGCGCGCTCACTCGCCGCGCGGGCTAAAAAACAACGTGCCTCACGCATACGTGCCTACGCACGTGGTAGCGGCGCACTAAAGCGCCGCCGGCAGCCAGTTGACTGTAGAGTGACCCTGAAACATCTCAAGGGCGTGAAGCCCTTGACCCACAAGTAACCGTCCGGGTTCGTATAGAAAAAATGCCTGGAATACGGCATTTTTTCTAGCGCTGCGGCGCCGACGGCGCGTTGCGACGCGCTCAGGATTGGTTTGTATATATTGTAGTCTTTATATATCTAATCACATTTTGAGACATCCCGGACGGTATCTATGGCCACGAAGGGCGGCTATATTAGGCCCGCCTCCGACCCGCCCAGGCCCGCCGCCCGCCCAGGCCCGCCGCCCGACCGCAAACCGCAATGCAGCGACGCGCCGCACCGGAAAGGTGCATCTGTGCCTTTTCCCTTCAATTTCGTCCTTTTCTTCGCGCATCCCCTCCGCCCGCTGCGTCACTGCTACCGATTCCCTACCCGCGTGCCACCCTCTCGCACCGCGCATACATCGCGCGGATGCATCATATATATACTACCTTGAACAAAGCATAGACTAGGATAACAGAAGGAGATGAAAGAAAATGTCAAAGAAATTTAGCAGAATCGAGGAACCAACACCCGCCACACAGATCGCGACCGCCAAGAAGACCTTTAAAAAGGTCTCGGAATTTTGGAACCCGCAACCCGGTGACACCCTCGTAGGGTATCTTATGACCCGCGTCACCGGTCTGAAAAAGAAGGAGGACGGTACGGAATACCGGTACGATTTGGCCTGTTTCGACATTGCAACGGATACCGGCGAGAGGACCGGCGAACACCTCAAACTTAACATCGGTGCAGTGCTCAGGAACAAGCTCGCTGCCATCGATCCGCAAGGGAAATTGCTCATGATCGAGTACACCGGCGAACTGCCCGCCAGGCCAGGGCAAAACCCGGCCCGGATGTTCGAGCTTTACGTAGCGGAGGGGGAGTGATGACCCTCTCTTTTCACCGCGTCACCCCGCCCCGCCCTAGCCCACCGGCGAACTGCCGTCTCTCCCTCGGTGGCGGAGATCCGGACGTATACGCCTACCCCATCGAACCGGCCCTACCACACCCGTCCGAGCAGCTTCTCTACCCCCGGCCCAACCCCGCCCGCACCGCCGCGCTTCGCGCTCTTGCCAGGAGTCTAAACGTATGATCCACCTAGACTGGGAGTCGGCCCTCCTCGCCGTCGCCCTTGTCGGCGCTTTGGCCCTTCTTGCCTCGATCGTCGCCCACGCATCCCCTCAGCCCGGCAGCTGCATGGCCGACACCGAAGCCCTCGGTGTCGAGCTGGAAGCGCGCGGCCTCAATGTGACCTATTGCCTGTCATGGGCGGGAGCCGGACACGTTTGGCTAGAGGTGGGCAATCAGAGCATTGGCGCATTGTACGGCGCGGCCCAACTGCCTCTCCCACAGGCCCGTTTCGCCACCTGGGCCGATTTGGCCGCAGCCGTTGACCAACAGGGCCTTCGGTGGCGCGAAGGCCCGCAAAAAGCCCTACAATAATTATAATAATGCCTCCAATTCCCCCGTCAGTCACCAACCTCACCCCCTGGTGATTGACGGGAATAATAGAAGGTGATAAAATGAATCAATGCTACGAGATAATCGAGGTATGTACTATGGGAATACTTATCGCAACGGGTTGGACAGTCGTTGCAATCGCCGCCCTTATAGCAATCGACATTTATCGGAAATACAATGAAAAACGGAAGTGAAACTATGAACCCCTGGATAAAGGACATGTTGAATTTCGCCGCCTGGTGCGTAGGTCTCTTCGTAATCCTGGTGATCTACCTACACGCCACCAGCGCAATAGACATCGACATCAGCTATGATGGTGACGTCACCATCATATCTGAAGGGTTGACCATGGCAGACACCCTCACCATAAATGGTGAGATTGTAAGCGGCACCCACCAATGGGAAGATGCCGAAGCCTGGTACAGTGACACCTGGTTAAACGGCCAGTTCTACCGCCGAGATGTCCTATTCAAAAACAGCACCCTCGGATACACCACACTCGCGAACTAAATGAAGAGGTTACCAAAATGAGAATTGAAGTAAAAACGACCATTACCAGTGATGAGCTGAATCTCGTCAATAAAATTATCGGGTGGATAGCACCAGATGAATCTGAAATCCAATTTTTTGATAACGAAATCAAAATCACTTGTTGGGGTGGCACCTGGCCAGATGACCTTGATCATCGTGTTCGAAACCTACAAAAATGGCATCATGTTGAGGTAGATCTGTTTGATGATCCATCTTTCAAAAGAATAAGCATAAGGAAATTAAAATCCAATGAGGAATTAAGATGATCCTATCCAATCAAGATGAAAAGGGAATACACTACGGCGTAATCCCAAAACGCGACCTCTTCAACCACGCTGAAGAGTTTTACGAGAACGCAAAAGACATGACATATGAGGGAGTTATCGACGAGATAACAGAAGCCATATCCAATCTCTCAGACTATCTGGATGAGGGTACAATTGAGGATTTGATTAAAACAGCAACTGAAAATTTTAACGATCATTACGAAAACGACAATGCCAGAATGTTATATGAAAAAGATGGTTACATCATTCAAGGTGATTGTGATGATCCGGATCTATTTGTCATCAAATCACCATTCTATACTTTCGCCCCGCCATGTTCTCCTTGCGCACCAGGCGCAGGTTACCTGATGAGTGCTACAAAAATAAACCCAGATGGCCCAAATCATCCGTACAAAACCTACTGTCTCGACGATGATTGGTTTGACGAGGAAAATCCTTGCCCATATACATATTTGGAGGTAGAAAATCATGGAAGCTAATGTCAAAATGCAAATCGAAATGTCCAAACAGCAAGCTCTCATAGTTCAGCAGATGTTAAACCAGCATACAGCTACAGTCGATAACTTCTTAAAAGCTCCCAAAAACTGTAATCCGCCGAAGCTTGAAACGATCAGAGTTGGTTGCAAAATCATGAAAGAGCTTTCTCTTCAAATAGGTAAGAAATTGCAGAAGTGAGAATATGGAAATTATGCCGGGACGATTAAAGGAGGAAACATGCATCTAACCCTGGACAAAATACCAAAACATGTCCTGCACGAAGTGCTGGACAAATGGAAACGCATCTTGGCACTCGGAGAATGGGACCCTCGATATTGGCAACCATGCGCCCTGTGTCACTACCTGGCCGAGCACCGAAGACCAATGAATTGTATATCAATGAATTGTATATACTATTGCCCCCTAGATACGAACGATTGGTGTTGTAGAAACGCCTACTCATCCCGTCTACACATCTACTATCACAAACAACAGCACCAAGCCTGGTTAACCTCGGTTGAACGCTTCGTGAACATGCTAACCCGTCACCTTGAACCGCCAAACCTGGCGATTTTATGGAGGTATTTTAATGACAATCAAATTTAATCCCAACAACAACGCAAACTTGACCTATGGCGAATGCCTAGACCCAACAACAAAAGTAACAACACAAGTGGTTGAAGCTGACAGTTATGATGAGGCTTACGAAAAAGCACGGCTAAAGACCGAAGAGCTGGACTTATCCTCAAAAGATGATGAGTCCGATGATGAAGGCGAGCTGACCGACGCCGAATCAATTGATGAGGAGTAAATATGCCCGAAGAAAACTCAATTGAATTTATAGTAGATGTTTGTTGCCATGAAGTTGAACTTAGATATTGGGGATTTAAGTCCGAAATCGATGATGAATTAAAAACGACACTACAAGAACAAGGCGAAAACCGTGCCAGGGAGTGCATTTCAAACGATATTCGTGCTGGTGAATTGAACAGTCTCTACTATGACGAGGAGATACGAGGGTGGTGGGAAATAAGATGAACAATAATCAAGATGATCTGATGAGAATTGATGAAATTCGGGAGTCAATGCGAGCTGTGACCGCAACCTCAAATAAAAACGAGCGAGGCGAATTCACAAACCCCGATGCAATCCTAAGAATGCAAGATCTACTTGCCCAACTGAGGGAAATGCAATGATACTTCCAACTGTATCAAGCACATCGGTCAACCTCAGCCAAAAATGTTATCTGATGGAGCCAAACAAGGAGGAATCACCAGAATGTTAGATGATGACACCAAATTAATGGCACGACAAGAACTATTCAACATCCTGCAACAACACAACTTGAACTCAACCCTCACCGAAGACGCCGAAACCGGCGAACCCTTCCTGATCGTCGAGTCGTGGCAAGAACTCGCCACGATTCAACGCGAGTTGAATCGAGCCATTGCACCGGAGGCATACTACCAGAATGCAATCACCTACTACAACCTGCAAGGACGAAATGCATTCCAAAATATGCGCCTGGAAGCATATCACCTTTACCCAGTCCCTGAGGGCCTCTTCGAACTCGACGACGTCCTAGATTGGGGATTCAGTGACGAATTCACCACATGCGGAGCATGTGGCAACGCGGTCAGAACAACACCCACAAGCTACAACGACAAGACCAGGTACGCAATCCTCAACAACGAGTCGCTATGCGGCAACTGCATAGCAACCGACTTCGAGAAAGAGTACATCGACTCATGCATCTACCGATACACCAAGGCCGTAAACACAAACATCATACCCGAATCCAGACTAGCGGAACTAGGCTGGATCAAGCAGGCCGAAAGGTACGAGAGTGGCATGCACCTCGGCCAGACCGACAACCCCAAGGACGTGTTCAACAAATACCGCGATCAAGGCGACCTGCTATTCACCTACGAAGTAGGCCAGTTCGACATAAACTTTTGGGTATGGGTGAAAAAGGAGGAAACATGAACAATTGCAAGAGCGGAGGAAACCATGTATATTCAGATAACCACGAAATGTAACATGCGATGCGCACATTGCTGTTACTCATGTGGGCCACGTGGAAAACACGCAACCACAGAAACCATACTAAAAGCACTGAAATTAGGAGAAGACACCGGAGAATATTACACAATTGGAGGCGGTGAACCAACATTACATCCAGATTTTCTACACATACTGATGCAAGTAATTGCAGCACAAGACGACATGGGACCACATGTCATCACAAATGGCTCGATCAAATCACATTCACTATTATTAGCCAAATTGGCTAAAAAGGAAGTAATCACAGCCCAATTATCACAAGATGATTGGCATGATAACCACATGGTAGACCATAGTGTGTACAAAGTATTCGCAGAAAATAAGTGGATCAGAAACATTAATATACCAATCCCACAAGGGCGTGCAATACGCACCCAAGTTGGAGAATCTTATCGCAAATACGAATGTGTTTGTGACGACATGATGATAGATCCACTTGGACGAATTTGGGCATGTGGTTGTTTCAAAGAACAATTCGGAACCGTAGACAAACCAAACATACCAAATGAATACTACGAACGAGACGACAAATGCTCAAACTACGAGAAACGAAAGAAATACGAAGAAAAGAATCCTGAAGTAAAGAATAGGTGGTGGATTTAGAATGATTGTAATACTACAAACCGAAATCCAAGTCCCTGATGGACTTAGATCATGGGACGCAAAACAAAATGCAAAATGGCAATTCGAGGCAGACATTGCTACATTAATAAACGATGCCGAAAAACTACACAACTTCATCGACCGCATGAGCGCCACCATCTACGAACCCCCAGAACCGGAAACCGACTACGAGACCGAGGCCCATAATGACGCCAAGGAGCTCATCACAGACTACTTCATGGACGAAATCGTCCAGCAGCTCATCGACGATGGTGAAGCCAGCAATGACCTGAACAATGACTACACGGACGGCGACAGCATCTTCCACGAGAACATCGTGGACCGCAGCTACAGCACCGAAGAAGCCACAAAGCTCCTCAGTGACCTCTACAGACACGAAGAAACCGACTCGGGCATATGGCATGGTCTAGAGTGGGATCGTGCCCTAGCCGCCAAAGCAGCCTATACCTATGGCAACATCGTGTACTCCGAGTGGTCATATCTCATCAAGCAGATCAACGGCATCATGATAGACGATGTAGAACTGGATGTTGCCCTGGACATACTGGTAGACGAACGAAGTCCAGTTGGAATGGATGACATGGACGACTCCGAGATAGTGGAATACGCCCAGGAGCATCACGAGGAGGAATTCAACACAAAGCTCGAAGCCGCGCTTCGAGCTTCGGTTTTGGAGGCGCTATGAAACGCATTAACTCGATAACCATCCGAACCAAACTCGACCAAGACCCCGATCTCTCCTGGCTAGGCGAGTTCCACGAAGGCCCGCGTAGACCATTCGACATCCAGTACGGTGACAATTGGTTTACCCCAGGACAACACTGGCCCCACAACCCAAAAGCATGGGAACACGTAACTCCGGAGAGCAAGAACGAAGTTCTTGCTCAGTACGATTCTCTGAAAAGCGCTGACTATCACTACGTACTCCAAGACATGAAACGCCTGGCTGACTACTACGCCGGTTATTGGTGCATGACAGGAGTAATCGTAACCGCAAAGATCGCCATCTCAGAAGATGGCGATCATTGGGCACAACACGAAATCACGGACTCACTATGGGGAATCGAGTCGGACGTATCGGAGGAGTACAAACAAGAAATCATCACAGACCTAAAATCTGAGGTCACAAAGCAACTAAAGAATTGGGGATTCACAGATAGCGACATCGCCGCTGCGATGTCGCAAGTGGGGGAGATTTGAATGAAATTTGAAGAAATACCGGACAACGAAAAAGCCAGCATGACAGAAGAGCAAATACAACACCAGGTTGAAATCGAACTGATGGAAATCGGCACACGAAAAGCCGATCATCCCGGGGATTTCGACCTGGCGATGCCAAAGATGCACATGACCACGTACTACAACGTCGGATCAGTGTACTTCAAGACGCAAAAGCAGGCTGAACAGTTCATCGCCTTGCAACCGAAAAAAGACAACTACGATTGGCGCGTCGGATCGGAGATCCGATACGCAGAGGACATCGAAGATCGGGTAGTACTGGTAAAACTGTGTCACCAAGACGAGGTGAATGAAAAGGGCATCGAACTGATCGAATGGAACAAGAAGCACCAGGAGTGGGACATCCGGAAACGGAGGTACGACAGCTACATCTCCTCACGAAACTCGATCACCGCTCGCATATGGGAGAGCTGGCAGAAGGCGAAGGATGCAAAAAGCGAGAAGATGGAAATCCAAGCAACCCTCGAAGAATACGTGGAGTTGACAGGAGGCGACAGAGAACTAGCAATGACCTTCCTCACCAAACATTTCGGAGAGGAGAAAGTAAAGAATGCGATCCCCGCTACGGCGGGGATCGATTAGAGAGGCGTAAATGTACTGTCAATGTGGCCGCTATTACGCACACCCCGAGCCACCAACCTGCAAGCGTTGCGGTCAGCCTCTCGGAAAGTGTCGCGTGATCGCGACACTTTTTGAAGGTGGAGCAAAATTTGAATTCTTCAACGTATGGAGATAGTTATGATCGAACTTTTTACGATACCGAAAAGCCAGCGATGTGATAGCATTCGGTCACATCTAAAGACATGGAAAATAGAATTTGTGGAATCGATATGTGACAACCCGTCAGATGAAATAAACTCACAATCTGACCTACTACCAGTACTAAGAATCAATGACGACTACTACAACTACATCAGCATCAACACCAGGGACAAGCTCTGGAAAATAGTACACGAACCACCATCACCGCCGCCCAAAACTCCCCGAGACGAAGTCGATCGAGTAAACGCAGCTCGCGCAAAGAAGAACAAACACTACGAACCGACCATCACATTATCCGAGGAGCTGGCTCACCGAGTCACGAGCGCCATGGAGAACATCGTGACCACCTCAAACCCAGTGGCCGTGATAGAGCTTCTGACTAGCGAGATGTCCGACGACGCACTCTACGCTTTCATGATCGGATGGCATCTAGCCAGACACGCGGACGCAATTATCTGGCTGAAAAAGAGTGACGAATTCAAGGCGATCGCACTCACCTTAGACCTGTACAACCAACAGCAATAAATACAAGCACAGATAAAACACTGACATGGAGATAAATTAATGACTGGAATAGGATCAGCAGACCTGGCGAGATACCTCGCAGGCAAACAATTAACGCCATCGCGCACGCTGCGTGCGAAGTGCTGTGACTGCCAAGGGAACTACACGGACGGCAAAGAAGACTGCAACAATCGGAACTGTCCCGTCCATCCCTGGATGCCATACAGCAAAACGCCACGACCCAAGTCCGAGGCGAAGGCGCGGATTGCAAAGGAGAAACACGCAAAAGCAAAACTAAAGACAAAGAAGGTGAAAAAATGAAGACCCAGGAGTACACGTACCAGGACTTCGAAGCCGAAGTCCTGGAGCAGTACCACGACCAGGTCGAGAAAGCCGCAAACCTTGGCATCAACGTCGCGGAGATCATTAACACGGTCTACAACAAGAATGCAGGTTGGGAAATCGAATACACCATCCCAAAGGTCAAGAACTGGATCGAAAGACTTCTGGAACAGAAGTCTGCCAAGCCGTTCATCGGTTTTACCGTTGGCTTCGCCGATGTCAAGGGCAAGAACATACCCATCTCCATGGCCCTGGTGACACCGGAGGGTAACAAGGAGATCCGTGTAGGCTGGTCACCGGCCATCAAAAAACTTGATGACTCCGGAAGCACGAAACTGGAGAACCTGGCAATGATGGAGGGCTTGATCGCAGAGAAGGAAAACGAATACGGCAAGCAATGGTGGCTCATCGACGTCACGAGTCAAGCGAAGCTTGACCCGACCGAGTTCCTAGAGCAACTGGCCGAAATGGGCATCATCCGTGAACCCGTAGATGTCCTTGCGCATTCGCGCAAGGATTCGGTCGTGGTCATGAAATTCCCAATCCGCCGCATCTACAACCCTTCGAAGAAGGTCAACGGAGGAGAAGAAAAGATACCAACACCAATCTGGCAACAGGATGATGACAAGAAAGCAGTGCCCCCAAAGTTCGCGCCAACTTTCACCATCGACGGCGTCTCCGAGGACGGTATAGCAATTCGTGTATACATCGGTGCATCGCATCTGCAACGCAAAACCCTTGCAATTCCTCAAATCGACGAGCTTTGCAAGAGCGCGGTCGAGGAATCCGCAGAACCCGAGGAGCAAGCCCTATACCTGGAAGGCATGTTGCGCAACCGCGACGTAGTCGTAGTCGGACGAATCTTTGCCATCGACAAGGAGCCTACGGAAAGGAACAATGGCATGATAATGATGTCAGCCTTCGGCGTGTTCCTCATCCCCTCGAACCTAAAAATCAAGTCCACCAAGGTCAAGGAGCAGCAGACACTCGATGTAGAACCAGCGACAAACGAACCAGCACCAGAAAAACCAACACCAGAAAACTCATCGCAAAGCGATGAGTTATCTCCAGTAGAGAGCGCGGTGCGTGAGAACATCATCACGCTCGTGAACATGCGTGCCCAGAAAGCCCTTTCCGAGAAGGAACGCGCAGCGTTCCTTCGAGACGGGATCACCACTAAGGACATGGTAGAGAACTTCAAAGTGGGTGACATCATGCTCAACGGGAAGAAAAAGAAGGTGAAAAAGGAGATCGTAGAAAGCATCATAGAGGATATGAGGAAGGGATAAAGTGACAAAAATACCCGACCATCTAGTAGACTTCCCTTGGGAAGTCTATCATTTATACAAACCAAAGACCAGCAAAAAATTCTCGACCAACAAGAACTTTGCAACTGATGCAATTAGGATATACGATCTAACTTACAACATTGAACTAACACACATAGTACCACTGACACCAACAGGCAAAGTATTGGTTGCAGCAAAAGCAACTGTAACACGCAATGGCAAGGAGCACACGGCATATGCATCCGTTTCAACCAAAATGCACGAAGGAGGCCAAGAGCATTTTGCACAACTCGCAGGTACAAGAGCACTGAACGCAGCCGTAGACCGAGCCATGTTCATAACTGAACATGACATCGATATGATAGTAGAACATCTGGGTGGCCCACAAGCAATCCTGAAAGGCATTACATACGATGATAGTGACAACAACCCTGAACCAGATGCACCGGAGGAAACCGCACCCGCAGAAACGGACGAAGAAATCCGCATAAAGCAAACTGCTATGCGCGAGAAGATGAAAGGGCTGATGAAATGACACCAACCATGAAAGAACTAGGCAAACAGCACGAGCTAATTACCAAAATGCAACGCAATCTCGACTCGATGCAACAGCAATCCAAAGCAATTCAAGCATACCTTGAATTGACTGATGAGCTGGCAAAGGAACAAGCAGATCTGAAGGCGAACACCACTGCACTTGCAGAAACCATCAACACCTGGATGCCAGATCGCTTCAGCAAAGGCACCAAGGACATGGTGCGTGATGGCACCAATGTTCTCTTGCGTAGCAAGAGAACCGTGAGAACCATCCTGCCCAAGATGTTCATTGACCAATACCCACTGGAGGCCAATGTGATGATCGAGACAGGCAAGATCAAGATACCAGTGGGCATCGTAGAGGCAGAGATCGGCAAAGCCAAGACCAATGCCATCTGTGCAACAGATGTCACGTACTCATACGAGTTCCAGAGCAGGGCTTACGAACCGTTGAAACAGGAGGAACCAAAAGATGAACCAAAACCTGAAGTTGCTAAAGCACATAGAAATCCTAGAAGAAAGGTTAAAGTCCCTGCCTGATGACTCATGTGAACAACGATCAGCACGAGTTGCAATCGCATTGCAACTCGAATTGATCGAGGCATTGACCTAGCGCGTCTCTAGCGCGTCTCGCTGCGGCGAGACGCGCTTAAGTATTTGGAGGGAACATGAAAGTGATATTACAAGGATCTAGGAATTTGCCATTTTGTTGGATCAACACCAAGCTATCGCCGGTGGCGATAGCTTCATTGGATAAGACGATGAGCTACACCATGGAAAGTTACAATAACCCGCCTTACACCATAAACCTATTCAAACTTCATGAGAAATCCGGCAGTTACTTTTTCCCAGTTGGACTCACTTCTGAAGCCCTTGAGATCCTTGATGACCTTGGTTACGAGGTCATCTATGTCCCAGGCCAGCGAGCACCAGCACCAACCGTACCCCTAAAATGGCTCGGACCCGAGCCATGGGAGCACCAGAGACGCGCCGTGACGGAGGTGTTACAAACATTTCGCCAGGGCATGGGCACCATCCTGCACATACCGACACGTGGTGGCAAAACCTTCGTAGCCCTGAAGCTCGCGAGCGAGCTTCGAGTGAAGACGTTGATCGTTGTACATAACGAAGAGCTAATGAAGCAATGGGAAGAAGAGATCCGGAGAAAGCTCGGCGTGACACCAGGAAGGATCAAGGAATCCGAACGTAACATCAAAGATGTCACAGTGGGAATGATCCAAACCTTGAGCAACGCGATCAAGAAAGGAGAGAAATTCAACTTTGACTTCTTGGTGGTGGACGAAGTCCATCACTACAGCTCAAAAATGTTCAACTCCGTGGCGATGAAACTCAACAGTCACTACCGCCTAGGTCTCTCGGCGACGCCTCGACGAGAGGACGGGGATGACAAGAAATTCATTGGTGCCCTAGGGCAAATCATACACCCCGTCAGCATCCGTGAACTGATAACCCGTGGAATATTGGTGAAACCAATATTCAAATTCTTCAAATGCCAGGTGACACAAGGCACTGGTTATGAACAATGGGAAAAGGCATACTCAAAAGGCATCGTACAAAATGAAGATCGGAACCAGATGATAGCATTTGTGGCAGACGGATATCGAACCGAAGGAAAACAAATTTACATCCACGTCACCCGAATCTCACATGGCAAGCAACTAGCAAAACTGATCAGCGGATCAGTTTTCGTATGTGGAAAGGATACATCTGCGAAACGTGAACACGTGCTTGCGGATTTCAAATCGGGTAAAATACAAATTTGCATATCGACGCTACTTTCCGAGGGTGTCGACATCCCTACCATGGACGTAATCATCAACGCGGCGGGAGGTCAGAGCTGGACAAGTTACGTGCAGAGGCTAGGAAGAGTTTTGACGGCATCCAACGACAAGTGCGAAGCACTTGTCATCGATTTCCTCGACTACGGCCACAGATGGCACAGAGACCATAGCCAGAGACGCATGGAGATCATCAAGGAGATGTTCCCCGAGGAGGAGTTGGTGATCCTCTAAGGCCCCACCCCCGGTGGAAAGAATGTCCACTGAGACCATCGGGCAATCACGTCAACACCATAGAACCACAGAGAGACGAACATCATAACCGTGGTTACCATTTTCTTATTATCCCACAACCACCGGACTGAGCACACGGATAGGTCGAAAATCGCAAGCCTATCATTAATCTTCTTAATCTCTTCAAACACCTGGTCATCACTGACCCGTATCTCATCCTGCATCTCCTTATGCACCAATGCAGCAAGCATTGGCGCATCATGCTTGAATTCCACAAACGCCGCCCCCAACTCCTCAATAGCAAGCATTCGCCGAAACAATTCATCAAACTTGGCCTCAGCCTCCCGCTGAGAAGAATATAACGAAAGCAACAAGTCCCGATCACTCATATCTCGTGTCTCATCACGTATCGTAGACATCTACAACCCCCGGCGACCAAATATAGTACTATAAAATATACATGGATCAGGAGATGTGGTATTCTGAATTGCAACTGATGCTGATGACTCATAATCCAGATTAAGCAATATTTCAAATGCTGTATCAGCAGTACCAATTCTTCCTGCTGTAAATGGTCCAAACCAATAGGGTTTACTATATTTAGGTACCACCCCTCCAATACCACCCGCAAACACCACAACACCATCAATAGTAATGATCAAATTATTATTATTTGTAGTAGCATCACCAACATCCACAACTACAATAGTGAATGACTCAATCCGACCAGGACCAGCAGGTGCATTATTAACTAATGACGCATTTCTAGCAACATTTGCACTCACAGAACAAATAAACGGGAAATTATATCCATCAACTCGACGCAAGAATTCTTGCGTCATCTAGGCATCGACTCCATCTGTTGCCAAACCAGTGACTTCACAAGCTTATCCTCATCACCCGCCTCAATGTGAAACACCACAGGCCCGCCGATGAAATTCTTCCCCTCATCCCGCACGAGCATATATCCTTTGCGCTCGATCGTGATGTTCAAATACCCGCTCCCATCGGGCAATTCCTTACCCGACGTGTCCGAAATCCTGACCATCTTCTTCATCTTCAAGCCTCATTAGTTACTACAGTCCGAATACATATAAAGTTTCGGTCAACATAGTTATCATTGTAAACAATCTCTCGCCACTGCGACACCCCGGCAAGCCATGAACCCATGACATGCTGGATGCGAACTACCGCGTCGGACTCGTAGATCCCGTAGTAGTAAACCAGCCACGTTCCTGGCGCAGCCAGGAACTCGACCTCGATCGCGTACCTCTGCGGCCCCTTTGCATCGGTCCAGAGCTGGACGGAATCGATCTGAAAAAGCACCCCGGCAGCAACCGGAAAAGTGTTAGTCGCAGAAGCACCAGGCGCGATGATCCCTGACCAGCCGAAAACAGGGTCAATTTGACCATTTATGGTCACAACTTGCCCTTGCCTCAACCTGCCAAACCCTGGGGAGGTGCCACCCAGAAAATCCGAAAGATCAGACATTCATCACCTCATCCCAGGTGTAGCGGAAAACGCGCGAAAACGCCCTGGCCTTCCAGTTATCGTTATATATCCACTCGTTGAACCCATAGTTCGGACACCCTATACTCGTGTTGAACGCGAACGAATGGTCACGTTCCAACTCATACCGGAAACTCGAGTAGTACGACACGAGACCCGCGAGGCCGAAGAACGTCTCATACCTCTGAGGCCCACGCGCATCAGTGCGAACGAGCACACTATCCGGCCCCCAATCCATACCCATGGCATCAGCGTAGTACACTCCTGCCATACCAAAGCCCACGCCCCCAAATCCTTCGTAGATAACTGTAAACGTAGTGCCATTGCGCCGAAGCGCTTCGACCTTGAGGTACGTGCCTGCGACCGTGGCTGCAAAGTCCAGCCACGACAAGCGCAGGTACCCAGTCCTGGGCTGCGTGAACGCAAAGTTCCACACCCCGGCCCCGGCGCACGCGCCAACAAAGTACGGCCCAAAACCGTCACCTATGGTGACAGTTGTGGCTCCTGTCGTCGTGATCCGGTACGCCACGAACGGGAACCAGGTGAAGCACTGGTACGAGCTGGCTGCGATATTTCCTGCCCATGACACCTGCTCAAGATGCATTCCACTTCGGCTAACAGGGTACCCCGGGGAAACTCCGTGGTAGAAGTCGGGCAAATCGCTCATCGTCACCGCTCGTTGTAGAGGTAGTACAGCATCGACCTGAAATTCCTGGTCTGCCACGTATCGTTGATAATAGTCTCCCTGAACGAGTAAACATCAGGTATCCCTGCGCCTGTCACGTGTGACAGGCGAAGGGTTTTCGACCCTTCGACATAGCCGGCCCAATACGTGTTCCACACCGCCGCTGCGGGGGGGAACACAGTGTTGATCTCAATCATGTACCGCCATGGTGCATTGTTCAACCACGCCGTGGCTATGCGCCTGGACATCAGGTGAACCGTATCAATCGTGAACAGGTAGCCTAGCAGGTTAACAACCGTGGTGTTAACCTGCGTGACACCTGTGGCGATATCCGCATCATAATACACCCTTGTTAGCACCTGACCGGTTCGAGCCATACCGAAGCCCGGTGAGGTGCCTTGATAAAATCCGGTAGGTCACTCATACAACCACCACCCGCTCGACCATGAAGTAGACCTCAATAACATGTTGATAATATGTCATCCACGCGAGCACATTCGCGTAGTTAATGTTCCAAGCATGTATCGTAAATGTCGTGCTCCCAGTCTTAACCACTTCGAACAACCCTTTAACATCCCACCATCGATCGTCGCCCATTAAGTAATTCGTATTCGATCCATTGAGAAACGAATCAACCGGTAAGATCTGGTTCACACCATGGTAGATACATGCTTGCACCTGCGCATGACAACCAGAAGGGAAGAATACCAGGATATGCCGGAGGATGCCAACTGGTAGAGTGAATGTAACACTCTTGCAATTAGAGGTCATCACGCGGTTTCCGACGCCCGAGTAAGCAACGGCCACGAAGAGGCCATTGCCGTAGCAAACACCCAACCAATCATTATCAGCCGCACTCACACGAATAGTCCACACAATTCCGTCAGGACTGGTCATCACGCGGTTTCCGACGCCCGAGTAAGCAACGGCCACGAAGAGGCCGTTACCGTAGCAAACACTCTGCCAACTGTTATCAGCCGCACTCACCCGAAGAGTCCACACAATTCCGTCAGGACTGGTCATCACGCGGTTTCCGACGCCAGTATTGGCCACGGCCACGAAGAGGCCGTTACCGTAGCAAACACTCCGCCAATTGTTATCAGCCGCACTCACCCGAAGAGTCCACACAATTCCGTCAGGACTGGTCATCACCCGGTTTCCGACGCCCGTGTAAGCAACGGCCACGAAGAGGCCATTGCCGTAGCAAACGCTGTACCAACTGTTATCAGCCGCACTCACACGAATAGTCCACACAATTCCGTCAGGACTGGTCATCACGCGGTTTCCGACACCAGTAATGGCAACGGCCACAAAGAGGCCGTTACCGTAGCATACGCCGAGCCAACTGTTATCAGCTGCACTCACCCGAAGAGTCCACACAATTCCGTCAGGACTGGTCATCACCCGGTTTCCGACGCCCGAGTAAGCAACGGCCACGAAGAGGCCGTTACCGTAGCAAACACGGTGCCAATCATTATCAGCCGCACTCACCCGAATGGTCCACACAATTCCGTCAGGACTGGTCATCACGCGGTTTCCGACGCCAGTATTGGCCACGGCCACGAAGAGGCCGTTACCGTAGCAAACGCTGTACCAATTGTTATCAGCCGCACTCACCCGAATAGTCCAGGCGATGCCTGGACTGTTGGCTACGGCTACAGGAACTGACTGGTGGTACACATCGAGCAGATTGTTACCCTGCTTATAATTGTCAGGAAGATCTCGGACCATAAAACCTCACGGAACTGACACCCTCTCAATCATGAACGTGAACGATATCACATGTGACCAATCGATTCCTGCTTCTCCGTCATTCCACCCGTTGAGGGTGAACGCTGTGCCACTTGGCCCGATGACACGGAACGTGTTAAAGTCGAGCATGAAATCGTTAAAGCTGTGATACGACGTGCCCACGCCACCAACATCAATCGGAATGATCTGCACAGCACCATGTAGCACGTTTACCCTTATCCGGTTGTTGCATCCATCCGGGAAGTCTATCATCACCCGTCTGAGTATGCCAATTGGCAAGGTGATCGCAAGCACCTTGATATTCGAAGACATAGCCCTGTTGCCAGCACCATTGCTGGCAACGGACACGAACACGCCATTGCCGTAACAGACAAAATACCAATCATTATCAACTGGGTTGACACGTGTTGTCCACGTGATACCATCTGGAGATGTCATCACCCGATTGCCAACACCCGATCCCGCAACAGCCACGAAGAGGCCATTGGCGTAGCAGACACTTATCCATTGATTAGTTGAAGCACATAGACGCAATGTCCACAACACGCCGTCCGGAGATGTCATCACACGATCTGCGACAAGCGCAGTTCCCGTGGTCGAGACAGCGACGAACAGGCAATTGCCATAGCAGACACTGCGCCAGGCATTATTTGCGGCACTGGTACGAATGACCCACGCCAAGCCGTTAGTGCTGGTCATAACCCGGTTGCCTGCACCAGACGTCGCTACTGCAACGAACATCCCGTTCCCATAGCAGACACTGACCCAATTGTTGTTAGCAGCGCTGACACCTATGGTCCAGATGATCCCATCCGGTGATGTCATCACACGGTTTCCTACGCCGGTCTGTGCCACAGCTACAAACAACCCCCCTCCGTAACAGACACTCCGCCACTCGATATCTGCTGCACTAGCCTGCAACGTCCAAGCAATGCCATTCACACTGGTCATCACGTGATTCGCACCACCGGTCGTCGCCACTGCCACGAACAAGCCGTTGCCATAGCAAACGCTGTACCAATCATTATCGGCTGCGCTCACCCGTATTGTCCAAACGATGCCATCGGGTGATGTCATCACCCTGTTACCCACGCCTGTTACCGAAACGGCCACGAAGAGGCCGTTGCCGTAGCAAACGCAAGCCCAGTAGTTGTCAGCGGCACTCACCCGAATAGTCCAATTGATGCCGAGGGCATCGGAGGGAGCAACGGAAATGTTGAAATCGTAGTTGTCCACTGGGTTATTCAACGGTGTATATCCATCTGGCAAGTCACTTACCATTACGGCACCACCACTTTTTCAATCAAAATGTTAACATTTATATTATGATTCCAATTACATGTGCCATCATTCCAACCACTGATGGTATATGAAACCGTTGCAGGAGTGATATACTTAAACATATCAAAAACAAATAATTTATCATTACCAATTACATAAATATCTGGACTTAATGCATTAGGAACAACGAGTGTTGCGCCTTGATGGACAGTAGCAAACAAATGGTAAAGGCAGCCATATGGAAAATAAATTTCAATCCGGCGAAGAATACCAATTGGTAGATCAAATGTAGAAGTAGCTTTTAACCCGACGACATTAGTAGTAAGTACTTGAAGAACCTTAGCATACTTATCAACTTCATTATTACCACGCACATATCCATCCGGCAAATCGAGTACCATTATAGCACCTCGGATAATTCACATGTGAAATATACATGTATAGCATGATTGCAATAACATGCACCATTTCCCCACGCACGAATTTCAAAATCTGTCTGACCTTCCCACACATCTCGGTACACGTCCAATTCAATTGGATGACTATGACCCATCTCACTAAATGTGCTTGCCAAATTGCCAGGAAGCCATTGGTTGCCGTGATGAAATATTTGCATAACAACATTTCGATTGCATCCAATGGGAAACACTATTTGAACATGACGTATGATACCAAGTGGCAACGTAAATGAGTGAACTAGTGGTGCAGCGATTACATGAGTAGTGAGCACCGTAGGCTTTTGCACAAATGAATCAATTTGATGACGCACAGGCGAGTAGTCAAGTTCGACCACTAAAATGCCACCTCGTTAAGTGGATCGACGGTGACTTCCCTGGTCTTGATATACCCCAAGTCCACCAGCTCCTTCCAGGTCCACAGGCCGGGAGTCGCGACGAGCGAGAACGCGAGATCCCTGCTGTCCGACCACACGATGGCGTAACTTATCAGCACGCCATCATCTGGCTTGATGATCAGTCGCTCACCTTCGTACAGGGACACTTCCGGGCTGAAGTGTTGCTTCTTCTCGGCATACTGCACGTGAAGGTAATCTCCTGCCACCCCTCCTCCGATATTCTGTATCACAAGGGATTTGGCGGGCACGCCAAACCCCTGCTTGCGATCGTCTATGAAATCGATCTGGTACAGGTCGTTAGGGCCACCTAGCTTGAATGCATATCGGTTGATCACAAACGGGTTGTGCCTGTATTCAACCTTCTTGATCACTTGACTTTACCCCTTCCCATCTTGCGAAGCGGCCCGGCTTCACCAAGAGACGGAGCGAACTGCGGGATGAACCCCTCCGGCTCCCGGCCAGGTGCCACGACCAGCCCGTAGGGCTGACCGATGGTGCCCCGGAATCGAACCGTGTGTATCAGGATACCATCGTCATACATGATCCGAACGAAATTCGGAAACCCTGCACCGAACGCGGGCAACGTGATCTCGTTGGAAAATTGCTCACCATCCGACGAGATTTGGAAGAACAGATTATTCGCAATGCTCCCATTCACGATATACCCAGTCCGTCCAGGCCGACCGAACCCGTCTCGCTTATCATTAGCGATCGAGTATGACACTTCCCCAGACGCAGGGATCACATCAAACCGAGAGAAAATATGGCCGACAAGAGGGGTGCTGGCCTCTTCCTTCGCAGTTGGATGCGGTAGAGCCATAGTTACAGCACCAGACCGGCCTTCATCATGTTCTTCATGCCATACCGCTCAACGAGCTTGAGTGCCTCATTGCGTTCAACCTGCGAGTTGTAAGGTACATCCCACAGCTCATGATCAATTATGCTCATGTTGCGGCATCCGTAAACATAGCCTACGCCTATGTCTTCGGTGGCCGAGCCGGTGGCGGATTCCAGGTACACCCGCAGCTCCTCTATGAAGGGAACGTAGCACCGCACAAGGTGATTCCTAGGCAGAGCCGTGACATCAAGCTTCATATAGTCCGAGTCGTCGTCTCTGTCAATAGTGATGTACGAGTCGTTCGCGACCGGCAAATGCGGCCAATCGATCCAGACACCGAGCAGCACCCATACCTCTTTCTGGTAAGGCGGATTGAGGAAATTTCCAACCACGTTGGGAGCAGCGTGAGGCTTATCGGAGGCAGCGAGTGGCACGATCGTGCGCGTGACAGAGAAGATCTGGTCATCAAAGGTATCCAGGATCTCGTCACCCAGGAGGCTCATGTAGTTGAAGCACGATTGGTTCGGCAGTACACCAATATTCAACCTGTCGTACAGGTCAATCGGGTTAGCCTTGTCACCGAGCAAGTTCACCGCAATATCCTCTTCTTCAGCCGTGAGATCCAGACCCATGATGATCTTGTCAATAATGTAGGGTCGCCTGACCGTGATGTTATACCTGCTGTAGAAGTTCGCAATCGCAGCGAGCTGCGCCCTGGCCCGGATCTCGATGCTGCGTTGTGCAACGATCTTCGCGGGAAACTCGCGATTCCAATTCGGGAATATCGCGTTATTGCGGATACGTAACTTCTCGGCATACCCATCAGTACCAATCATCACGTCAGCGGGACCAGTAAGCGTATCGAAGTGAAGCTGCTCAACCTGAGCATAAAACGGGTCAACCAGATACGATGCGAGTTGGCTATCGCCAACTCCTACGGCAATGGTGCGTTGGGCCTCCGTGACGGATTCTGGGGGGTACCTCGCCCGTTGCGGCATTACGAAAGACATAAAAGTGTACTGACATCGATAGAATTTAGCTATTTGGTACACCGAGGAACACCATTATATACTAACAAGTAGTGTGTAAAGCGGAGACAGTTATGGGTACACTAATGAGGATACATGAGAGAGATGCAGTGAAAAGTGGCGGGTCAATGCGAATAGCATTACCCCTGGAGTGGGTGAGAACTGAAGGCGTGACGCCGGGGCAGAACATGGAGATCCTGGAGACTGATTTGCTTGTGATACTGCCGCCGCGCGAGCTTAAAGATGAGGAGATCGAGGAGAGCTTCGAGTGCGTGAGAAGGATGATCAAAGTATGCTACAGGAACCGAAATGCGAGGAAAACATGACGATGAGAAAACACATTACTACCTGGACACCAATGGTGCTAAAGGTAAAGATCGTGGGCTTGCCGATAGATGAGGCGTGGAAAGAGTTCGAGACTATACGGCCAACCGGCTACGTTCCGAGCGTGATGATAAAGTATGACTTACAAGATTGGTCTGGGTACAAAACACGAACTGCACACGGTGAAATAGACATGGACAGATGGTCAATCGCGGAACAGATACAGATGGTCAAAGATCTGGAAGCAAAAGGATGGACTTGGGCATGAGGGTACTGTACATTTCAAGCATGGATTCCGGTGCGCAGGGCTATCTACTCGCCAAGGCCATGCGTGATCACTTGGGGTGGGATGCCAAGTCACTAACGATGGCCGAGAGCTACCTGGGGTACAAGACGGATTGGGTAGCAGGGCACGTAAGCGATGACGAAGTAATTGATTTCGCCAAGAACACCGACTTCTTCATCATGCAGGATCAGTACCTGGGCGGGGGCGAGTTGCGTAAGTACGTGAATGCACGAAACTCGTGCATTCACGGCCTGGGATCGCCACTGCGTGCAGCAACCGGGAGCAACCTGGTAAACCAGCTCCGAGGCCACACGCTCATAGTGCCCCCGGCCACGGATCAAACGATAACCCCGAACCTGATAGCAACCGCATTCTTCGAAAGCCTGATCATCGACGTGGATGAGATCGATACCTTGACCCGAGGAATTCCGAAGAATTCGGAACTTACCGTGTGCTGCGCCGTAACCGCAAAGAAGCAACAGTTCATCGAAGAGGCCAAGAAGCAGATAGATGAACTAAGCATCAAGTTCGAGGTGGTGTCCGGTAAATCGTGGCGTGACACGATTGCCGCGAAGGCCAGGGCGCACATCATCCTGGACCCCCCTAGCCCGTACAAAGCACCAGGGATGAATACTGCGGAAGGATGTTATATGGATTCAACGCCAGTGGGACCATATAGCTCCTGGTATTATTCTATACATCCTGAATTATATGATTACACGAGATCATATAATGGGGATGTACGATCAAATGGATCAATAAAAGATGCATTAAGTGAAGCAATAACTATAGAGAAAAACAAAACTCATGAGTTCACCACCAGTAGAAAAGAGTGTATATTAAGATATTATAAAGCTGAGGTGGTATGCAAACGTTGGATGCATTGGATAAATTGGGCGTTAAAAGGTAGGATTTGATGATGGAAATTAAATTAACTCAAGAAAAAACAACATTGGTAGATGATATATTATATGATTATCTATCACAATGGAAATGGCAAGCAATGAAACATCATGATCAAGGATCATATTATGTAGGAAGGAGACGGTTAATAAGTGAAACAAATAGACCGACCACGATAAAATTACATCGTGTTATATGGGAACAAAAAACAAATAAAGAAATACCACATGAACTAGAAATTGATCACATAGATGGAAATCCATTAAATAACACGATATCGAATTTACGTCTATCAACTCATCAAGAAAATTGCTCAAATGTAAAAAAACAATTACATGTATCTTCAATATACAAAGGAGTGACATGGTATAAACGAGGTAATAACTGGACAGCACAAATCAGAGTAAATGATAAAAAAATTCATCTAGGATATTTCGAGAATGAACTGGACGCGGCAAAAAAGTATGATGAAGCAGCAACATTGCACTTTGGAAAATTCGCTAGACTGAATTTTGGAGGAACTAAATGAAATACTGCTTGTTCTCAGGACTCGACCCAATAGGTCGAGTAATGCATCCGACTATACCGGAGAACGACGGCCAGAAGAAATGGCCGCTAATGATGAGCGGTCTGTTCGCATGGACCGAAGTGTTCAAGCGATTTGAAGGCGAAGGAACATTTTCGTCGAACCTAACTCGCGAATTCATGGAACACTATGACGTGATCCACGTCAACTACACTCCTGGCAACGCGAGCTACGTCGCGGCAATTCGCGACGTACTGGGCAGCTCCGATACCAAGATCGTGATGAACGTGGATCACGCTGTTGACATGTTCTCGACAATGGACTTCTTCATATTCGAGAAGATGGCTTTGAGCGCTGACTTTATATTCCATGTAGAAGAATTTGCTGCTAGTAGATTAGAAAGACATACTGGCCGAAAAATTTGGTGTATCCCTCATCCGGTGGATGTATGGACAATTGCCAAATGCTATCGCAAGCCTGTACCAGAAGCTCATGTAATCTCGTGTCAACATCACAGATACCTAAATACATGGGAATATGGATTCTACGCTACAAGAAAACTGCGCAAAGAGTTCGAGCTATCAACAGTACTGATGAACTTCCATCTGGATGGCAGACCACCAGTTGCAATAGATGGATACTTCGATGACATAGTTGATCGGTTGGATTACCCTAACTACATGCAACTACTTGCAAAGAGCTACCTTAACATGGATGTAACACCTCAGCACACCTACGGACGCGGCGTCGTTGATGCCGCCGCGCTCGGCGTGCCGACCGTGGGGAGCAACACGATCTCCGCAATGCGTCGATTGTTCCCGTTGCTCGTGTGCGACCCAGTGGATGACCAAACGATGGAGAACTTGTTACGCAAGCTCTTGAACGATGGGGAGTTCATGCAACTATGCGCAGATAACGCGCAGGACTCAGTAAAGTACTATGACTATACGCACGCCTTAGCGCGATGGAATGAGATGATGGAAAATGGAAGCTAAATTCGAGACAAAGAAACCGGTTGCACAACCTGCACCGAAGGTAACGACAGAGAGAGCGCCCGTCGTAACATGGAGCGAGAAGTTCCAGGTATTCGAGCTGATCATGGGTGGCAAGGGCACCATTGACGAATTGGTGAACGCGGGGGTAAGCGACAGGGTCGCAAAGGTAGCGATCAAGACTCTGGTAAAAGAGAAGAAGATCAAGCAGAACTTCGTGGTGGCCTAGAGAGTCCCGGCCCTGCGGGGCCGGGACTCTGGGGTATGACATGAAAGCAGGCGATAAGGTCAGAGTGAAAAGTGTTCCCTTGAATGACAACGATTACGTACATGAAATGATACACACGATAGGAAATATATATGAAATAAAGGAAATTAATGACAATCCAGTATCACCCATCGGTCTAAAAGTGCCTAAAGCAGAAGGAGAACATGATTTGTGGTGGTATGATGAGAAGGATTTGGAACCTGTGAAATCCAGATCTGCTAAGATACTGACTGAGAAGATTATGGTGAATGAGGTGAAGTGGAGAAAGATTTTGGGATTCGAAAATGTGTTAGATATCACGGAATTGCCAAAAAAATATCTAAATGATAAACCAGCATTTCATAAAACATATAGAAACGAAGTGTTGTTAAAAGTACCAGATAGTGTTACACTAATCATACGTATAGGTGAACTTGTAGAAGAGAAGATGTTTCAGGAAATGGTGAAATGGATGAAACGTGCTAGTTCGCGTCTAACGAAGATCAACAAGCAAGAACATGATGCCTGGTCAGGAACGGAGATGGTGGAGATATGAAATCAATTCGTACACTTTGCCCTAACATGGGATGCGATAAAGAAGTTGTATTAGATGATGAGAAAATGAAGCGTGCTGTATTAAGGAAAAAACAAACTGGAAATCAAGCATTGATAGGATGTCCAGAATGCAGTCACGTGATGATCCTACCGGACATCATCTCGACCGAGGAGCTGTTCAAGGAATTCATTGCAACCATGGATGCCGAAGGCGGGTGGCTCGAAGGATGTGTGCCGATGCTGGATGATACGCAAGCGGTGATGCCCGCCGGACACGTCACGCAAGCTGGTACCACGCTCTATCGCCCAGGCAATGGCTCAGGGTTGTTCAACAAGTACGAATACATGATGAAATTCGGCATAGACCCCGAGATAGCTGAGTACAAGTCTGGCAAAAAGCCAGCCATCCTGGGAGATGTGCCAAGGTAAGCCGATGACCGAAAATCCATGGGACAAGAAAGCACTTGAGTTCGGAGACTCGGAGTACGGTGCGCACACCGACCATGCCCTGGTCGATTTGGAGAATGATTTCATCGAGGGTGCGCTTGACCAGATCCAACCTGACCGCATACTGGATGTAGGATGCGGGAACGGACGGAGAACGAGAAGATGGGCGAATTATGCATCAATGACATGGGGCATCGATTCATCCGAGGAGATGATAACCCTTGCAAAACAACTGGAACAAGAAGAGTTGCATTTCGCTCAAATGGATGTAAGAGAACTGGAAAAACGAAACACTTACGACATGATCATCTCAGCCCGCTGCCTGATCAACCTGCCAACAAAGGCCGATCAAATCGCATTAATAGATGCGATTTGGGAGGCATTAGCACCGGGTGGTTACTTCATCTGCTGCGAAGGGAGGGCGGAAGGAACGGAACAGCTGGATAAAATGCGTGCCATGTTCGACGTGGCCCCCTTAACCTTGATGAAAGAGAATCTGGACCTGGATGAAGATGTGATAGATCATGTGTGGAAAAAGTTCAACAACAACACCCATCAATCCACGCTAGGCATCTACTACTTCATCACCCGCGTTCTCACCCAGATCAAAATGCAAGATCCAAAAGAAGTCGCGAAGCGACTTCAACTGGAGTACGATGACATGCTGGAACTTTGCACCCTAGGTAGGCATTTCTGCTTCTGCGGGAGGAAATAACATGGTACTGAAAGGATTAGTAACCGCCCTCGGGCACACGAAGAAAGAGAAGAAGGATGGCACCGAATACACCCACCACCTCAAAGTCGCCCAAAAGGGCGACTTTAAACTGGAGGTGAAGTCACTGGGGAAGGAGGCAATTGAGACAATTAAGAAGGATGGTAAATTCGAAATCTGCCCAAACGACGTGATCGTAACAATCCGGGTAGAGCTCGCCATCAAGAAGGAGAAGTTTGACAAGGAGTTGGAAAACACCGTTCCTGGCACCGGCGATCCATGGTACAAACTCACGAAGACGATTGTACATGAAGGAGAACTCAAGGACACGCTGAACGAAGTGAAGCACATACTAGAGGAAGATGTCATAGTGGAGTTCGTGTAATGCTAACAAACGCATTATGCCCAACTTGCGGTAAGCAAATCGTCGTTGTAACCCCGGACACCAACACAGACCTGAAAGAAGAAAAATCCATCGTAAAATGTGAATCCTGTGAGCACTTCATCGAAGTGCTAATCGGTCCCGAGGGTTTGCGCCTCACCCCGGTCGATGAGATCGGGGTGGTAGTGAGAGGGCTACGAATCGTTGCCAAAATGATCGAAGATGGTGAGGTCACGCTGGTACGCTCCAGACATGGCTTCGTGAAGATGCCAGGCAGGGGGAAACAGCCACCGACGACAACGGATATACGTGCCTTGGAAGTGATGTACCGATGACAATACCCTGCCACAGACCAGAGATTACCTTCGAAGGCCCACAAGGCTTCCATTTCGACCTACCAGACGCGCCAATCGAGAGCTTGGCGCGAGGACTGGTGGAACTAATGCGAGAAGCCGAGAAGCGCGGGTTCACCCTGGACCAGTTGGTTGCGATGGGGTCAAGACTATGATGTATCAACATATATTCAACATAGAAATACCGGCATGCAATCATGCACAACATAACATCATCTTCAAATTACCAATTGGTGATAATGTCGATGAAAATTGGAGTTATGACATTTTGAGATGGTTGAAATTGAAAAACGTAAACATATTAGGAGTAAATGCAACAATACGTGTGATGCACAGTTGGAAAAATTCAGATGAGCCGAAAAGAAGGATACAAACACTATTAGAACAAAGTGTACAATTAGCAGAAGGAATGACACCACTACACGAAGGATTAGTATCAAGTAGTGAAATTGAAATCATAATAAACATAGACACAGCAACTGCTTATGATCACACGATACTAGGTTGCTTCTTTGTAGAGGATGTGTCAAAATGATTCCACTAGCCAAACCGTACTTCAACGACCAAGAGCACCTCGCAGTAAGCGAGGTGCTCAGGAGCGGGATGGTCAGCAGCGGGAAGAAGGTTGAGGAGTTTGAGGAGATCGTGCGTAAGTACGTAGGCGCGAAGTATGCAGTAGCCGTCAGCTCATGCACTGCGGGACTCTATTTAGCATTAGATGAAATACAAAAAAAATATGAATTCTTTAGTGTATATACATCAGCATTTACATTTCCTGCCGTGCAAATGGTAATGAGAAAATTACAAGAAAAACGATATGGAATATTTTCATCTAACTTAGATGTAGACATTAACACATATAATATGATACCAAAAATAGCAATCGATCACAATGTAGATGCTATTATACCAATCCATCAATTCGGCCTTTCATGTGACATGGATAAAGTACGGGAACTTGCAAACGAACGCGAAGCGTTCGTTTTGGAAGATGCCGCCTGCGCTTTGGGATCAGAGTACAAGGGAGAGAAAGTCGGACGGCGGGGAACGTGTGTGTTCAGTTTCCATGGCCGAAAAATCGTAACGACAGGTCACGGAGGCATGGTTTGTACTGACGACGAGGAGTTGTACGAAAAAGTGCTTGAAGGAAGACAGTTTGGAAAGGATAAAACTGGTAAATTCGTGAGTTCCGGACTAAACTTTCAACTATCAGACTTACAGGCAACAATCGGAATAGCACAAATGGAGAAATTGGATGAGATACTAAGTCTTCGCTCCTTAGTCGCGAAGACTTATGACCATCTAATAACAAAATCACAACTATATGAAAACAACATCTTTTTACCAACCGATGCACCACATGAAGGACACAATTGGCAGTCATATGTCATTAGGTTACAGGGAGTAGACCGCGATTTAGTAATGAAACGGATGTTGGAAAATGGTGTTCAATGTCAAGTTGGCAGCTACAATTGGGGAGGGAAAGAATGTCCGGTTAGTGAAGAATTAGCAGCAACCGCTCTGGCCTTGCCCATTTGGGCAGGAATGAGTGAGGAAATGATAGAACACATAGTAAAGGAGCTAGAGACATGCATCAACAACGAGGCGATACATGGTTGACCTATCATACGAAGCCGGGAAAGCTCGCCAGGAAATGATAATAGCGACCAACCGGAAAGTGCGTGAGAAACCATCGGCCTACAAGAAGCGGATAGCCACGTCGGCGACACTGTTGAAACGAGTTGAGCACAAGACGGAGTGCATCAAATGCCTGGTCAACTGTTCAGTGAAACACGACGAGGATGTTGACTTCTGGGCACTGAGAGAAGGGCTAAAGCCCGTCTACACATTAGCTACGTGCCCGAAGGTGAGCAATGATAAGATGAAAGAAGCCAAGAAATCACAGAGGAAAAGGAGATGATAGTCCTACCAGGCTCAGGTGTGAAGCGCGTACTTGATGCATGCCGATCCGACAAGGAACAGTCAGCAACCCAAATATTCAAGATAGCCAAAGTTGCGTCTGGCACCGGAGAGAAGCATCTGAAGAAACTGGTAAAACATGGTTACGTAACGATGAGAGTATTGACACCGGCAGAGAAGAAGCTAACCACCAATGGAATGACAAGAATTGTATGGAAAAGGACTGACAAGGAGTTGAAAAAGTGAAAAACGTAATCGTGGCGGGTGGCGCCGGATTCCTGGGCAGCACACTGGTAGACAAATTAGTGGATGACAGTGTCACGAAACTGCTCGTCATCGACGACCTGCGCCTGGGCAAGACAAACAACATCGAGCACCACGATATCGCATTCTGGAAGAAGTCAGTGCAAATTGCATTCGGGGTCCATGCAAAAGCAATAGACGACTTCGCCCCTGACACGATCTTCAACCTGGCCGTGGACCCGCTGCCGAAAAGCTTCGACCAGCCACGAACCGTGTGGGACAACAACGTCTACTCAACCTGGGCCATCGCGAACTATTGCATAGACAAATCGATCCGGATGATCCAATACAGTTCAAGCGAAGTCTACGGAACAGCCCTGAAAGGGCTGATTGATGAGTCCCACGAGCTGTACCCGACTACGCCCTACGCGGCGAGCAAGGCCGCTTGTGATCACCTGATCAACTCGATGGTGTACACTTACGACCTGGATGCAGTGACCATCAGGCCATTCAACTGCATAGGCCCACGCCAAAACGACGCCAGCTACGCTGGCGTCATACCGTTGACGATCCGCAAGTTGCAGAGGGGAGAAGCACCTGAGATACATGGAACCGGGCAGCAGAGCCGGGATTACGCGTACTCAACCGACATCGCAGAAGCGGCCACCGCAATTGCCGCGCACGGAGTGCGCGGCAGATGCTATAACGCTTGCTCAGGCAGGGAAACGACGATAGAGTGGCTGATCCACGAAATCTGCAAGCACATGGGATACAACGGCAGACCAGTTCGCAAACCAGCCCGCACAGCCGATGTGCAAAGGCACATTGGAGACAACAGAAGACTGAAAGACCAGACTGGATGGACACCGAAGGTGTCAATCCATGAGGCAGTGAAGAGAACAGTGGAGTGGTATCAAAATGACATGGTTCGTGAAAAATGATGATGTAACATGGGTGAATGGGAGGAAGAAAAACCAAACCATGATGGGCACGATAGTGACCATCCTTGCACCAGGGGAACGAGCCGAAGATGTGCTCGACGAGAACGACCAAACTCGAATATCTACGAGATATCCGAACTCGGTCTTCATACCCGTAACGTACCGAGCACTCGTTCGCGTAACCGACGCGAACGGCTACGTAACCTTCCACACACCCAAGCTCACCGAACTCACGATCGTGACCACGGCGGCTGACAAGAAGGAACCGACGTTACGTGAACTCCGTGATATGCTACTCGAATTGGGACAGAGACTTTGATCTGAGATCTTCAATTTTTAATGAAACGATCATAGCCGCCTCACCTTTGCATTTCGTGGCGCACTTCTCCCAATGCTCTTTTGATATGCGGGATTCACCATGAGCTAACTGGCTCACTCCTATTGTTTTGGTGAGCTTATTGAGCTTGATGTTCAATGATTCATTAGCCATAAGCCACCTCCCGGATATCCTTCACACCAAGCGCGGTGATAAGTGCCGCCTCGCCGCCCGCCTCTTTGACAAGAGCATGCCATATATCTGCACAATAGAGTGATGCCTCTGGGGGGATGCCGGTCAAGTCTCCTGGCATTCTCTCAAATTCTTGCAATATGCCCCCATAGATGTATATATCCGCCGTCATGTCGTTATCGCCCACCTATTAAATCCTTGAGCCGCTGAGTCGTTCACAAGTTCGAATTTCGTTTCAAGCCCTGTCGTTGGAGGGACCATGGCCTGATAGAGACCAGTCGGATCAGCATTTGTTCCGGCCATCAATGCTACCGGCGCTAAGACGGTATAGCCCATCCTGCCAGCATAGAGATCGGTGAGAATCAAATCCACCGTGGCTGCATCAAGTGCTAGAGACGTAATATACATTTTTGACAATGCTGTCCAATTTCGCATACAAGAAGCTGCGAACGTGTACGACGATCCGGCAGCAGGCATCGAGTAGAGTTCCCAATACACCGGTCGCCAGTCTACCGTGTCAGCACTCGCAATATTGTATGTCCCGGAGGGCATCGTGTGGAGATACCAATACGTCGGTCGCCAGGCTACCATGTCGGCACTCGCGATATTGTATGTCCCGGCGGGCATCGAGTAGAAATACCAATTCGTCGGTCGCCAGGCTACCATGTCGGCACTCGCGATATTGTATGTCCCGGCGGGCATCAAGTCGAGATCCCAATACGTCGGTCGCCAGGCTACCATGTCACTCGATTTAATTGTGCTGCCTGTTATCAGAGTTACAATGAAATATGTGATTGGGCTGTACCGTAGTTCGGATGTATTCAATCCGCCGATGCTGGCTGAATCGAGCCTCAGTTGCGTGATGAGGCGCGCATTTTTAACAGTGATCCTATAGGCTCCTACTAGGGCGTAGACATGGGCGAGAGCTACTGTGCTGTTGGCTGGCAACACCGCCGTTGCCCCATCGCCCCAACTTATCCTGGTAGGTGCACGAACGGTTAGCCTGGCAAGCGTAATTGTCGCACCTGGGGCTGCTGTGGTCGCGGTGAGATGCAAATTTCTAGTTGAACCACCATGCCTATGATGCAGAGGCATTTAACTCTTCTCCCACCCCAGATGAACAGAAATGGTATTGCCAGGAGCTGCATCGAACGCGACGGCAGGGGTGTTGATGAGCTTAAGTCCAACCCAGAGAGAGGTGCCAAGTGTCGTGACCATGTCCTTGGATAACGCCGAACCCTGGTCATCGTGCTGTATGCGTGAATAGTCGATAGCCGCCGCTCCTGCCGGTGTAACCAGCGGTGACATCGTTATGAACCCGCAGCGAGCATTCTCATCGGCGAACCGAGCGTCGTAAGCAAAATTATCCGCAGCCCACACCGTGGGAATAGCGTTGAAGAAATGAACCTCGAACTGCGGTAGGCATGTTTTCTTGGAACATACGATCCGCAACTCCGTCACCCTCCCCCCGCGACCGGCGACCGTGGCAAAATTGGGCAGCTCAACCATGGCACCGACAACATCGTTAACCGTATACGCTCCGATGGCCGTGAACGTGAGCTTCGCTTTATGCATATCCCATCCAGCAACCATATTTCCGCCGCTGACCACGGACGAAACACTGGTAGCAATGCTTTGCAAAAGACCGACAACGCCATCCATCAATGCCATAAGAGAAACACCACCGCCGGAGATAAATAGTTATGGACAGTAAAAGCACCTATGCACGAATTGACCTACGTAGCAATCGAACCGACGAATCGGTGCAACCTACAATGCAAAATGTGCTTTTCACACACATCCGGTCGCGCTAAGGGTGACATGAGCCTGGCAAATTTCGAACGAATCGTCGCCGAACTGGCGACGATCCCCACAGTGCGCTTCGTATCAGTAAACGTGGGTGGTGAACCCCTTCTCCACCCGGAGTTCGAGCGAATGCTCGAACTCATCGCGGGACACGGATGGATAACAGGGTTCAGCACGAATGGTATGCTCCTGACACCCAGGATATGCAAAAAAATCATCACTACAGACGTCGGCAGAGTAGACGTGGGCCTAGATGCGACAGGCCCGAAAGTCGAAGCGATCCGGGTAGGCATGAACTACCAGACCGTAAAACGCAATATACTAACCCTTTTAGCCATGCGAAATACCACGAACTCGCGCTGTCCAGAGGTGGGGATCAACTGCGCCTTCACAGATGACCACAAGCTAGTAGATGCGATGTCGCTGCTTACTGAAATGGGACCACATGTCGATATGATCAGGATACTGCCAGCTATCAACGAGGACATGACCTTTCAGCAGGAAAACCTATTCGATCCTGTACACCTGAACAACCACTGCCCATCACCTGACGGATATGCCGGAATCCTGTGGAACGGGGATGTCGTGCCATGCTGCAAGGATATAAGTGCGAAAACCGTGATGGGAAATGCATTTGAAGAAGGCGTGCTAGGCGTGTTCAACAACCAACGTTACACCTCGCTTCGCGAGGCATCACATGAACGGTTCGAAGGAGAGTGCATCCAGGAACTGAAGAGATGCTTTAGATGCCAGATATGGAAAAAAACGATGGGGTTGAAATACGAACCTTAAGACTCCCGGCCTGCGGGCCGGGAGTCATAGGGTGGTGAGAATGTACCAAAACTAACAAGAAAATATAATATCTGGAAAAAAATGTGTGGTGGACAAGAAAACTTGTCCACACTTTGACAACATTATGCAGGCGTTTCTCCCATTTCGTCGACCGCTCTGTAGTACAAATACAGTCTCTTGATTGGATACGGAACGAACTGAACACATCCAGGTAATCCAACATCCTGTATCTGTGCTGCAATTCTGAACCACCTAGTGCCCTTCACGTATGACAGCACCTGTCTCGGCTGGTAACGCGATGTGCCCTTGCCAAAGAAAGGAGCACCTGCCGATGTGGTTCTCTGGTACTCTACGTAGAGACCATATCCGCCAATTGAATTGGCTTGTGCTCTGGTTGCAGGCAACGTCGAGGTGTACATGAACCCGATTGGAGGGAACATATCCGGGATCTCTTCCCATCGACCGATGATGCCGAAATGAGTATTCGCGGCAATGCTGGTGATGGTCGTAATATCCCAAATGGCTAGCGTCATGCTGGCACCTCCCCGGTTTCGTCCTGGGCACGATAGTACAGCACCAGTCTTTTCGTAGCATTAGCGCAATTGGATTTCATCTCGCCAATGGCAGTGGCACCAACGTACACATCGTCATACAATGGAGCCTGTATCCTGAACCACCG